ACCAGCCAGCTCAAAAAGCGGAAGCTTCATTGGAAGAACTTATGAAAATGCTGCGCGATTGTTTTAGATGTTATTGGTATATTGAAGATAATAAGTTTAAAATTGAGCACATATATTTCTTCATGAATGGCGGTAGTTATTCTGGCAAATCAAATTATCAGCTTGATTTTACAAAGCTTACAGACCAGTTTAATAAAAAACTATCATCTTATTTTCAGTCCGAAATAGAATATGATAAATCAGACTTAAATCAACGATACGAATTTGCTTGGATGGATGATGTAACTGACTTGTTTGGTGGTGCTACTATTGATGTTAAATCTAACTATATTCAAAAAGATAAAACAGAAGAAATAAATATAGGCCAGTTTTCATCTGATGTAGACTATATGCTATTCAATCCTTCAAATTTTTCTGAAGATGGCTTTGCTCTATTATGCCCAGTTAAAAATGGCCAAAATTTAGAATTACCAATAATAACAGTAGATGGCCTTATAGATGAAAATGGAGATAAATATGAAGCAGTTGTACAAAATTGGTATGCATCATGGATATACTTGCAGAATTTCTATCTTTGGGATATGCCAGCCTATAACATAGAGTCTAATGTGCTTAATTATTTATATGCGAGGGACATAAAAAAATGTATGAAACATACTATAGAATTTCCTACAGAAGAAGACCTAGACGAGCTAGAACTTATCAAAACATCATTCGGAAACGGCAAAATAGACGAAATATCTATCAGTTTAGACACTAGAATGGCTAAAGTAAATCTGCTTTACAGGCCGGAATAATGCTTATGTTAAATACGTTAGAAAATTTTTATATATTATTTATAATCACTAAATTTACAGCATGAAGTTAGTAAATAATAACATATCGCCATTGCCTTTTTACGATAATCTTGCACTGCAAAATCACCGTAAAGATTATGCTTTTGGCCAGGTTTATCCGCTAATAACCTATAAGAATATGTTATTGCCTTTTCAAGTAGTTCTTGCTAGTGGCACATCTATAAGTTGGGTTAGGCTATATAATTTCAATACTGGGAAATTTATAGATATAACTCGTAGCATGAAAGAAAATGGCTTGACTATTAAGTCATATACTGGCTTCAAGCTTCTTAAATATCCTGGTACTCTTCCTATAGTTGAAATAAAGCATGAAGGCTTGTATTATTTAGCTATTTCAATATCAGGTTTAGGAACAATATACTCTGATGTATTTACTGTAACTAACAAAGTGGATGATTATCTGCTTCTTGAGTATTACAATTCATATAACTTTGAGCTTAAAAATGGCATAGTAGATTTTTCTGATAGTTTCAAATTTAAGTGTTACTTAAACACGCAAGTAGGCAGACCAGAATATGACTTTGAAGAAGAGGCCACAGAGCGGATGGGATATACATTTATTGAAAGCCAGGTAAGCAAAAAAATTTATAAGTTTACGTTTGTTGCTCCAGAATATCTATGTGACGCTCTTAGGATTGTAAGGCTATGTGAAAGCAAACAAATTACAAGTAAACTGCAGACTTACGATTTGACAACATTTAGTATGGAGCCTGAATGGGAAGACCAAGGAGACTTAGCAGCGGTAGAATGTGAGTTTGAAACTGACACTGTCATAGCTAATATAGGAGGTTATACTCCTGAATTAGTTGGTGGAGATTTTAACGAAGATTATAATAACGATTTTAATATAGAATAAAAATGGCAAACTGGAGTACTTTAAAAGCGGCAATCGCTAATATTATAAAGACTAATGGAAACCAAGCAATAACTGGACAACTTCTTCAGAATGTACTTAATAACATAGTAAGTTCTGTTGGAGAAAATTCTACATTTGCAGGAATAGCGACCCCAACAACAAACCCCGGTGTGCCGGATGGTAATATATTTTATATAGCAACAGAACCCGGAACGTATTCTAATTTTAACGGCATAGAAATAAAGGATAGAGAAGCAGCTATTTTGGAATGGCGTGGAAGCTGGGTAAAGAAAACAACAGGATTTGCAACAGCATCAGAGATATTAACCGATAATATATTAATTCAAGGAAACATAGATGGTTTAACAGGAGATATTATAAAAAATACAACGAATGTATCTAGCAAAAGATTACAAATTAAACCAAATACAAGATATAATATAGTCCTTTCAACAGATACTAATAAGCAATTAACATTCGCTTATGCCTTTTACGACAGAAACTCAAAATTTATCAATAGAAGCCGATCTTATGAGATTAGTAATTATGAGTTTACATCACCGGGTAATGCTTATTATGTAGCAATATTAATAGGTCTACTAAATTACAATACTGAAAATATATCTGTAAGTGAAGTTAATTTTCTTTTATTACAAAATAAAAATACGCCTTTATTTATTGATAATAAAACATGGATTTTAGGAAACTTAAACTCAATCGGGAGGTTAGTTGATAGCATTAATAATTATTTCCTATTGAGTAAAGTATATATTGGTTCTAGCAAACATATATCTTTTTCTAACAAATATAACAACCCTATTAGAATTGCAGAATATGATGAAAATAATGAATTTATTAAAGCTAGTAATTATACATTAATAGAAGATTTATATCTAGACGAAAAGACTACGTATATTAGAATCGGTGTTGAGATAACATCAGGTAAAGAGTATCCGGAAATACACGTAAAAGAATGGGATGACAGTATTTCAATAGGAGATAACTATACCATTATAAATGCTAATTTAAAACAGAATTATGAAAAAGGAGAAGGGATAGTTGAATATAACACAGTCAATATACTATCAAACAAAATATCAATTCAACCAAATAATACATATGAGATTAAATTGGTTCTAAAAAATAAGACAAAGCAAGTTAATTTTTCTTATGCTTTTTATGACAGAAACTTAAAATTTATTAACCGAAAAGATTATAGTATTAATAACACACTAATTACATCACCGGATAATGTGTATTATGTAGTAATATTATTGGGACTCTTAAACTATAAAGAAGAAGGTGAAGAACTACTTGTAAAAGATATACAAAGTTTTACACTTACAAAGCATAAATATCCATATAAAATCGACAACAATGCTTGGATTTTAGGAAACTTAAACTCAATCGGGAGGTTAGATGATAGTAAACAAAACTGGGTTATACCCAATTATATTCCGGTATTAGATAAGAAAGATATTATAGTATATAATTATAATGGTAATACGGTCAGAATATGTCAATATGACAAAAACTATAATTTTCTTTCATCGGAAGGATATACGGTTATTAAAGATTATAAATTAAGAGAAGATACTGCATACATAAGAATTGGGACAGAAATTAACAACAATGGTATTCCTTGTATTGACATAAAGCCATACAATGAAAACATGATAATCCCTGATGAAATGTTATTACAAAATTCGGGATTATATATGAATTGGGCTGACTACAATAGTTGGAATATAATGCAAAAAATATATAATACAATCAATGTTTCTGAGTTGGCAAGAAATTCTGTTATACCTATTACAGAAAAAGGGGCTGTCTTCGGTCATGAAGGACAAATACAAATTGTTGATGGTATTGTATATTCTGTGTTCCTTCAAAATACAGTTTCTTCTGAAGATTTATACAGTAGTACATCTAAGATAGTTCTGGCTTCATTTTCAATATCAGATTACAATAGTAAGTTGGTAGATAGTAACATAAGACATTATGAATTGGGTAAGTTAGGAGATATTATATGTGAGGGATATACTGCAAAATCAACAGGCTGGGACCCAAATATCCTTGTTGATAAACATGATAGTAATATATTGCATATTTATGCGATGTTTATAACAAATGAAACCGAAAATGCTATTGAATTCCACAGGACATTTAACATATCTGAATCTATATTATCTGACTGGGAATTATGTACGCTGGATGGTAGTGAATTTTCATACGAATCGGTCAATAAAGTTAATAAGGACCATGGACTTTTAAGTCTATCAGACAATAATAAAGGAGCGATTATAGAAATGGTGTCAGGATTTACCGAATATGACGGATATTTTTATAATGCTGTTATGATAGCAGCTGGTAAGGGAAGAAATTCAAACAATGGTCTTATAGTAAGAACTAACGACTATATTAATTTTAATACATTTTTGACGATGCCATTCAATTACAATGGAGCGTCAGAAACGTCTGTTAAAGTATATAATAATAGATTATATGTTGCTTGTAGGCAATATCCTGGAATTCCATTTCTATTGATTTCTTCTTATGATTTCGTAAAACGTAAATGGGGTAAAGTAACAAAGATACGTGACGGTAATGTACGACCTTGGATATTTACATATAAAGGCAAATTATATCTTCTAAATACGATTAAAAGAATAGGTAGATTTTATTCTGCACTAAGTACATTAACTCTTGATAATGAAGAGGTTATAGTAGAAGAAATTTGTGTTATTGAAAATGTTGGTTGGTATTTTGCAACCTACGAATTCGATGATAAACTTTATTTTGTTTGCAAAAAGGATAAAGAGTACTTTGGCGAGCTACCAATTAATACACAAGAAGCATATCCAATTAATATAGCGTTAAAAAAAATATTGGATGGCATAATTGTCCCCTAGTTCGGTAAGTTTTGAATGATTAAAAATAAGAGTTATGATTAACAGTATTGACAATTTTATCAGCATTACTTATCGCAGCCTATACGGTGGCGATATAAAAAGGTTATTAGTTATAAGTTTATAAGGTTGCAAGGTACGATTGTAAGACGGTCGCAGTGGATTTGACCAGCCACGTAAGGTGAGTTATCGAGGAACGCGCATAAAAATTCCTTGTAGCTTTTCAATATAGAAATTATGCCTTTTCTAGAGAGGCTAATTATAATTAACTTTTATTGTTTAACTTCCTAAAAATTTACAATTATGGGAAATTTTGATGTCGAAAAGACAATCGTAGTTCCGGACAGCGGAGGTAGTGGGAATAACTTCCTTGCAGGTATGCTTGCATCCGCTTGTCAGTCTAAAGGCCTTGATGCCAATGCAGTAATGGCTTTGTGTGGAAACAGAAATGGCTCATTTGGAAATGGCTGGGATGGTATTATCGCTCTTATCGTCATCGCTGCAATCTTCGGAGGAAATGGCAATGGTTTGTTTGGTAATAACAATAATAGCACAGAGCGCCAGATGCTTATGGACGCAATTCAGCGCAATGGCGTTGGTATTAGCCAGCTGGCAAGCACTTTGAACTGCTCTGTTGGTCAGGTACAAGCTGCTATTCAGCAAGTTGCTAGCCAGGTATGCAATGTAGGTAATCAGGTTGGTATGACTGGCCAGCAGATTATCAACTCAATTCAACAAGGCAATATGGCTCTTACTCAGCAAATCTGCAACTGCTGCTGCGACATCAAAACAGGTATCAAGGACCAGACTATTGCATTGCAAGGAGAGCTTAATAGCGTTAACCGTAGTGTTGAGCGTGGTTTTGCTGATGTTGGCTATGCAACTCGCGACCAGACTTGCAACATTGAAAAGGCTATTCAGGCATCTACTGAGTCAATTCTTGCTGGTCAGCGTGCCGCTGAGATGCGTGAAATGCAGCGTGAAATTGCTGAGCGCGACCGTCGAATTGCTGAACAGGCTGTTATCATCAATAACGCACAGCAGTCAGCTGCTTTTGCTCAGATGATTGGCCAGGCTGTAGCCCCTTTGAATGCTGGCATCAATTCTCTTAATACAGAGATTGCAGGCATTAAGTGCCATTTGCCCGAAACTAAAGTAATTCCTTGTGGAGACAATTATGTAAAAGTCAATACTGGCTTTAACATTCCTCTTCAGGTATCACCTGCAGCTTATGGTGCGTGCGGTGCGTTCGGTGGCTATCCATATGCCTATGGCTATAACTGCGGCAATAATGGTGGCTGGGGTTAATTAGAGAAAGGAGGCTATTATGTCATATCCTATTAACCCTTACATACTCGCTAATAGCCAAGGTATTCCACGCCTTCAAGCAAATTCAGTAACAGTTAATACTTCAGAGGTACGCTTTAGTTTTCAGAACCATAGATTTCTTAATGCTCCTTTTGTTGGATTGATACTATTCAAACTGCCTTCTATTCCTACAGGAACGACAGCAACTTTGCCAGTAGTATTTACGACAAATGGAAACAATCAAGCAGCTATCAACTATGAAACTGGAGCTCCTTTAACAGTAGCTGATGTTGCAAGAGCAGGTATATTCTTAGCTATTTACGACTCAGAAGATGGAACTCTGTATGTATTTCCAACAACCGCGACTACGTAATTAAAAATTAAAAATCATGGCTTTTCAAAATCTAAGAACTGGCAGCACAGTTTATATCTTTCATAAAGATAATTCTCCTAAATTGGAGATAGGACAGGTTATCGCCGAGCCTAAAATACGGCAGAAATATCCAATTCCAGGACAGCCCTACGCTGGCTTTATGCCTCAACAGCAAGAGCAAGTTGTAGATTTGTCCATTAAAATAGGAGACAAAGTTCAGCCCATTGAAGGCTTAACTCCTTCTACTGATATTCAGGATTGTGGTAATGGGCTGTTTGTATCTTGTAATAGAGATGCTGTAAATGCAGAAGTAGCAGCATACATGCATAGTAGCGAAGTTGCTATCGCAGATGAGGTTATCAATGCTCATAGGCAGATTATCGAAAGTTGCAAGAACATAATGGTCACACTAAATCCTGAAATAGCAGAAAGGCAAAGACTTGAAAAGGAAAACAGCGAGTTAAAAACACAGCTGAAAGAACTTCGCGAGTCACAATCCGAAATGAAAGGTATGATGGCCTCTTTATTAGAGCAATTGGGAAGCCCTGTAAAGAAAAGTTAAACATGTAATTTTGTAGAAAATATGCCTACGATAATTAAAATCAAAGAGCGCCAGGCTGATAAGCTTTATGAATGTGCAGAAAAAGTGCATAGAGGCGCAAAGAAGCTCATGGAATTTATCGAAGATGAGATTCTCGAGTCAGAAGAGTTTGATGAGCGCTACGGCAGTGGTAATGGCGGTGGCACAGGCGGTTACCGCGATGAAGATGATGACGATGATGAGGACTACAATGAACGCCGAGGTGTACCTGGCACCGGTAGATATGGTCGTCGTAGATACGGTCGAGGACGCCGCTACTAATAATTAATTTCAACTAAGGCCGTGCTTGTTGAGTACGGCCTCTTTTACTTAAAAAACTTTAATAACATGGCAGCAAGAAAAAGATTACCGCTTGATATGTATGATGACATACCAACGGAAATGAGAAAATACCTTCGATTTCATGGATGGCATTTTAACAAAAAGGCGTGTGATTTTGCAGTAAGTTTAATGCGCAAAAAGAATGCTTCTACTGGTAAGACAGAGAAAATAGAGCCTCTTACAAAAGACCAAGTTGACTCTATGCTTGCAAAATATGGCGTGACTTTAGAAAATAACGTAGACTACGACTATGTGTATGTTGCTAATATGGGAAAAGCTGATTTGCTTAAAAGCAGTATTACCGATGAGCAGCATTTAGCTTTGTACGTAAAAGACGTAGTTGACGACGTAGATGCAGGCGATGGAGAAATAATGCGTGAATGGGATGCTAAAATGACATCCAGAGGTATAGCTGTAGATTGGGAAGAAATTCTATGATAGCAGGAAAATTCTATCTTGAAAACTATGCTAATTGGCACATATCGTACTTTATAATGACAGATGCCAATGATGCAGAAGAAATAATAGATGAGTTGTATAGCTTAAGATGCAGTAAACGATTTTTGAATAGAGCTAAAGAAATTTTATACTCAAATAGGCGTAATATAGGAATAGCTTATAGCAATCCTAAATATAAACGTAGCGCAATAGTAGTATCAAAAACTACTGATATTTGGGAATTTTTCAATAGCTTTGCTCATGAAGTAGACCACATCGAAAAGCATATTGCTAAAACGTTGAATTTCAGTCCTTATAGCGAAAGTGCTAGTTATCTAGTTGGTGAAATTATAAGAAACATGTTTTATAACATAACAAAGAAAATGCTATGCTAGAACTCATTGAAGCAAAAGACCTAGAAGCTCTTATGTTTTTTATAACTGTTAGAGTAGTAATAATAGTTATATGCTGGATTTTCTCTACTATAGCGTGTATCGTTGATTTTTGGAGTGGTACATTAACAGCAAAGATTTTAGGCGAAAAGCTTATGTCTCATGGCTTTAGGCGTACTGTTGTAAAAATAGGCGATTATGCTAGAGTTCTCATGTTTGCATTTATGGTAGATGTTTTAGGAAGCTTGCTATCGTTTTATATACTGCCATTTGCAACTATGCTTTGTGCTTTAGCAATACTTTGTATAGAAGGCAAATCTGTATTAGAAAATGGCAAAAGAAGAAAAGCGCATGCCGGAGATGTTCCAGATATGATTAAGCAGATTATTCAAGCAGCTACTACTGAACAAGGCAACGAGGTCTTTAATAAAATAGTAAATCAATTAAATACGAATAAAAATGATACTTACAAACATTAATGTAAATATAGTTCGTAATCAAAACGAATACGAAAAATATGTGTATGAAGCGTATAGGAAAAAATATACATACGAAGAAAGCAAATCAAGTTTTCCATGGCTTGTGATTTCATTTAATAAAACGCAAGGCGATGATGTAACAGATAACTGTACTTTACAGATGTCTCCTGCGGCGAATTTTACAAATATAAACACCGCGCCAAATGGTGAATGGTCTGTAGGAACTAATAAAAGTGAACTTACATTAAATCTTGATAAGCTTTATAATGGTGTATTAATGTTAGAAGTTAAAAAAGATTGTGGTTTTTCCGAAACGCCAAATAATCTTACTGTAATTGTAAAAGACAATAACAGAAAAGAATTTAAAAGTTCTCTTGATATTATAGACTTCAGCCAAAAAGAAACACTTCTAAAAAACATAGAGGAAAAATGTATTCAGCAAGGTGAAGACTATTTAGCAAAAATAATATATGAACTTATACAACAAGACAAAATAAAATGAGAAAGATTGATAAACTTATAGTGCATTGCTCAGCAACACCTGAAGGTAAAGACATTAAAACCGAAACTATCAGGGATTGGCATGTTAATGGTAATCACTGGAAGGATATTGGTTATCACTATATAATTGAGCTAGATGGCTCTGTTCATAAAGGCAGAGATGAAAGTGTAGTTGGAGCCCACTGCTCAGGTCAAAATGCAAATTCTATAGGAATATGCTATGTAGGAGGCGTTGCTAAAGACGGTAAAACTCCTAAAGATACGCGCACTGACGCTCAAAAGCAATCTTTGCTCAAACTGCTCAAAGAACTTAAAGCAAAATATCCAAATGCGACCATACACGGACACAGAGAATTTGCTGCAAAGGCATGCCCCAGCTTTGATGCTAAGTACGAGTATAAAGACCTCTGAAGCACATAAAAGCCATTCTCGCAATAATTTCTTATGTGCGAGAATGGTTTTTATATTAAATATGAATAATAACAAATAAAACTCAAAGATTATGCGAGAATTAGCGAGAATAATTACACTTATATTTTTAGCCACTATATTATATAGCTGTAAGTCGATTCAATATGTGCCAGTGGAAACAACGAAAAGAGATACTACTTACTTATCTCAGACCAAAATTGATAGCATATATCATAGAGATTCAATCTATGTAGAGCGCAAAGGCGATACCGTGTATCTCAGTAAATATAAATACTTGTATAAATACATAGAAAAGCGTGATACTCTTTGGCGAGAAAAAGTTGATACAATTCAAGTTGCATACCCTGTAGAAGCTCGGCTTACTAAATGGCAAAAGATAAAAATTAATATTGGTGAATACCTGATAACCGCCATAGCCTTAGTAATTATATGGCTGTGCGCAAAATACTTCATAAAGCGGTAAACAACAGAAACAATATAAACAAGTCATTGTTTACGCCTAAAGTGCTCAAAATTAATTACTTATATATACTGTAAACAAAGAAACAATAATTTCATTAAATCTTTTCGTATTAAAAGCCGATATTTCTTATTAACCTTAATGTTAATCGGAAATTAAGAAATTAAGTTTGAAATATATAGAGGCATTGTTTTTATTGTTTCTTTGTTTACAGCAATTTCAAAGCCGCACTAAAATTGCTGTTTAATTATTTTTAACAAATAAATTCTCAAAAAATAATGGAAAAAATTTTTTTTCTTTCGAGAATAGTTTGTATATTTGCATATCGAAAATAAGATAATAAAATTCACCAAAATATGGAACAGTTTAATATAGGTAATGTAATTGAGCACTACAAGCTAAATACGGAAGATTTAGCGAAGGTGTTATTTCCTACTGTTAAATATCCGAAACAGGCATTTGACCGTGTGTTAAAGGGTGAAGCCAATTTGGATGTTATACAGTTAGAGCGATTGGCCAATCATATTGGCGTGTTAGTAACTGATTTGTTTTCAGCAAATACTTGGAAAGGTTCATCTGAAGATGGATGCCTAACAATGCTGAAAGGCGAGTATAAAGTAAAGCTGAATTATAAAGGCGTGTACGTATCTATATATAAGAATAATGAGCTTATCCACCAAAAGCTCTCAAACGTACCAGATATGACAGTAAACGAGTTTATTAACTATTTAGATAACTTCATTAAAAATTACGAAAATGGAAACCATTAAAATTTCTGTTGAGGTTAGCGTAAACCTGTCTGAAAATACGCAGAAGTTTTTAACTTCATTGTTTGCAACAGGAATTCCAAGTGGAGCTCAAGTAGCCGCTTCAGTTTCTAAACCTGCTCCTGCTGCGCTAGCAAAGCCAGCTCCCACAAAACCTACTCCTCAGCCTGCGGCACCTGCCCAGACTCAGAGCGCTGCCGAGCCTGCTCCTTCAGCACCTGCTGCTCCGGCTGCTTCTTCTGCCTCTAAGAGCATTGAGGATGTTCGCGGAATGCTTGCAAAGAAGGTCAATGAGCATCGCGACGTAATCAAGCAGAAACTCAATGAGCTTGGAGCCCCGAGTGTAACAAAGCTTGACCCGGCTAAGTATGATGAAATGTATAATTTCTTAGAGTCACTGTAATTATGTCGAGTACAAAGAAATTGCAAAAAGCAGCTCAGAAGTTTCGCAGAGAAAATCCAGAGCTTTATGCTCAGTATGCTATTCAATGCCGTTATTTGGCAAAATTGATAAAAGAATATGGCTCAAGCAACAAGTAGTACTAAACCACAGAAACATAGTCAGAGGAGTCATGCACTCCTCTCGGCTTCTGGAGCAGGAAGATGGCTGAATTGTACTCCGTCTGCCAAGCTTGAAGATGAATACGGAGAAAAGAAGTCTTCGGTATATGCAGAAGAAGGTACATTAGCTCATGAGCTCTCAGAGCTTTACCTGAGAAAAGATACACTTAACAGCATTAGTGAGCAAGACTTTGACCAAAGGCTCGAAGAGATAATGGCAAATGACCTGTTCAGCGAGGAAATGCTTGAAGTTGTACCTATCTATACGGATTATTGCTCAGAACAATTAGCTGAAGCAAAAACTGAAAATCCGTTAGCCGTCATGGAAATTGAGCAGAAACTCGATTTGACAGAATATGTGCCTGAAAGCTTTGGAACAGCTGACTGTGTTGTTATCAATGACAATCTTATGGAAGTTATTGACTTAAAATATGGAAAAGGTGTTCCAGTATATGCTGAATGGAATAAGCAACTTATGCTTTATGGGCTTGGAGTTTTGCAGAAATATGATACAATGTACGATATAACGGAAGTGCGATTGACCATTATACAGCCTCGCATTAACAATATATCAAGTTGGCAAATATCTGTTGAAGAACTCCGCAGATGGGCAGAAGAGGAGCTTAGACCAAGAGCTGAACTTGCTTTTGAAGGTAAAGGAGAACTCAATGCTGGAGATTGGTGTAGATTTTGTGCTGTGCGTAATCAGTGTCGTAAGCTTTATGAGCAACAACTCGAAATTGCACAACACGAATTCGCAGACCCAGAGTTGTTAACCGATGATGAGATTGCTGATATAGTTAAGCGCGTGCCTAAGCTTATAGAATGGGCTAATTCAATAACAGAATATGCACAAACTAAAGCGGTTAACGAGAATAAGCAATGGCCGGGGCTTAAATTAGTTGAAGGAATTAGTCGACGCAAATGGGTTGACGAAGACCAAGCTTCTAATGCAATTTTTGCGCGTTGCCCTGAGTTATCAGAAGATGAGATTTTCAACATGAAGCTTAAGCCAATTACTTCAATTGAAAAGATAGTAGGCAAAAAGCGCTTTGAAGAAATTCTATCCGATGTGGTTGTAAAACCTCAAGGCAAACCTACTCTTGTACCGCTTGAAGATAAAAGACCAGCAATGGGATATAATCAAGCACAATTAGATTTTGCAGATAATGGAGAATAATGACTATTTGCCTGATTGGGCAATTATTGAAAAAAGTAATAACAACTAAAAATTAAAGTAAAATGGAAAATTCAACAAAAGTTGTAACTGGCAAAGTAAGATTTTGCTATGTGAATGTGTTCGAGCCTACGGCTATGAATGAGGGTGATACTCCTAAGTACAATATCTGTATTCTTATTCCTAAGACAGATACTAAGACTTTGGAAAAGATTAATAAGGCTATCGAGGCAGCTAAGCAGGCAGGCAAAGCCAAGCTTGCAGACAAGAACGGCAAGATACCTTCAAACCTCAAGTTGCCTCTGCGTGACGGCGATGATGAGCGTGGCGACGACCCAGCATTCGAAGGCATGTACTTCATCAATGCCAATAGCCAGCGCAAGCCAAGCATCGTGGATAAGGAGCTCAATCCTATCATGAACAAAGAAGAGTTCTACAGCGGTTGCTACGGCCGTGCATCAATCAACTTCTATGCCTTCAATGTCTCGTCCAAAGGCATCGCAGCCGGATTGAACAATCTTCAGAAGCTTGAAGACGGTGAGATGTTGGCCGGTGGTTCTACCGCTGAAGAAGACTTCGGAGGTGAGAACGAATGGAATGATGAGCTGATGTAATTTCCTCTCTGCATCAGCAAGTATAGTAGTTTAATGGTAAAACTTACTTCGGAAACCGTCTGTGGAAACCAAGTAAACGTGGGTTCGAGTCCCGCCTATACTCCTAATTTTATAATATCAAATTAAGAAATAATGGCGAAATATCTTTTTATAGACGTCGAAACATTTTCCTCAGTAGATATTAAAGACTCTGGTGCCTATAAATATATAGAGTCACCAGACTTTGAGATACTGATTATAGGATATGCATTAGATGATGGGCCAGTTAACATTGTTGATTTAGCTCAAGGTGAAGAAATGCCTGAAGAGTTTGAAGAAGCATTACTTGACCCAGAGTGTATAAAAGTTGCTCATAATGCAGTATTTGAGCGGCTTAGTTTTAAACGAGTTGGCTATAATGTTCCAGCAGAACAGTGGTATTGTACTTCAGTGAAAGCCGCATATTGTGGTTTACCACTTTCATTGGATGGTGTATCAAAAGCTCTTAATCTTACAGATAAGAAGCTTGATACAGGTAAAGCACTCATTAAGTACTTCTCATGCCCATGCAAAGCAACTCGAGTTAATGGAATGCGTACGCGTAACTATCCAGAACATGCTCCTGAGAAGTGGGAAATGTATAAAGAGTATAATAAATATGATGTCTTGGCCGAGCGCGAGATATTTCATAGATTAGAGTCTTACATCATTCCAAAGATTGAGCGAGAAATGTATGTGCTTGACCAGAATATAAACGATAGAGGTATTTTGGTTGATATGGAATTAGCAGAGTCTGCTATCGCAGTAGATAACACATATACTTCTATCTTAACGCAACATGCTCAACAGCTAACAGGTCTTGAAAATCCAAATTCGCCTGTACAAATTAGGCAATGGATAGAAAAGAAAACAGGTAATGCTATATTATCACTTTCAAAAGAAACAATGCCTGACTTACTTAAAGAGTTTGCGGACTACCCAGATGTAATTGAGCTGCTTAATATACGCAAAAAGCTATCAAAAACTTCAATTAAGAAGTATTATGCTATGCTCAATTGTGCTATGAAAGACCACAGAGTTAGAGGTACATTCCAATTCTATGGCGCAAATAGAACTGGTAGATGGGCAGGTAGGCTATTGCAATTGCAGAACTTATCAAAAAATCATATATCACATATAGAAGTACCACGTGAAATGATTAGAGCACGTGATTGGGAGTCAGTTGAGATGATGTATGATGATGTTGCAGATATTCTTTCACAACTTGTAAGAACAGCACTTATACCACCACAAGGTATGAAATATGCAGTTGCTGACTTTTCAGCTATCGAAGCAAGAGTTATATCTTGGCTCGCCGATGAAAAGTGGCGATTAGATGTATTTCACGGCGACGGTAAGATTTATGAAGCAACTGGAGAAAAGATGTTTGGAGTACCAAAGTCTGAAATTAAAAAAGGCTCAGTGCTTCGCGACAAGTCGAAAATATCCGAATTAGCATTAGGCTATGAAGGAGGTCTTGGTGCATTAAAGCGCATGGGTGGTGATAAAATGGGTCTTTCAGACACAGAAATGATGTCGCTCGTACGAAAATGGCGCATGGCTAATCCTAATATAGTTGATATGTGGAAAGAGATTGATGAGGCTTCTAAAGAAGCGGTAAGATACCACAGAGCCGTTAAGTGTACTAGTAAAAATGTTATATTTGATTGTGACGGTGAATTTATGACAATAGAATTGCCTGTAGGCAGAAAACTATTTTATTATAAGCCTGAATTCAAAGATAAGAAAATAGGCCGTTCTACAGTTCCAATTCGAAGTTTGTGCTATAGAGGCATCGACCAGACAACAAAACAATGGATAAGCATAGACACCTATGGTGGCAAACTAACAGAAAATATAGTTCAAGCCGTATCAAGAGATTTGTTAGGTGATGCTATGCTTAGAATGGAAAAAGCTGGTTATGGAATTGTTGGTTCAATACATGATGAGGTAATAACAGAAGTTCCAGAGATTAATGCACAAGAATGGTATGATAATTTGGTTAAGATAATGTCCACTCCTCCTTCATGGGCTTATGATTTACCACTTAATGCTGACGGTGGAGTTATGGGCTTTTATCAAAAGTAATGATTATGCAAGTAGGTAAATTAAAATACGATGGTAATTTAAGCATAGCTATTGGACTAAATGTTGCAAGTAAGGTATGGAAAAATACAAAAATTACTTGGAGCAATTTAGTTCAAAAGCTAGCTACTCCTGTAGTAACCGCTGAAACATATAAGCGGTTTATGAGTGCTACAAAAGAAGAGCAAAGTAAGATAAAAGATGTAGGCGGATTTGTAGGCGGATTTCTTACAAATGGTAGACGTGATAAAACAAATGTACTTTACCGCCAGTTAATTACGTTGGATATTGACTTTTCTCATGAGAACTTTTGGTGGGATTTTACAATGTTATTTGATTGTGCTGCGGTTATTCATTCAACCCATAAGTCATGCCCTGAAAAGCCACGACACAGATTGATAATTCCACTTGATAGAGAAGTATCGCAAGAAGAATATCAAGCTATTGCTCGAAAAGTCGCTGGAGACCTAAACATTGATTTGTTTGACCAGTCAACTTTTGATGTAAATAGACTTATGTTCTGGCCGTCTGTATCATCAGATATTGAGTACTACTTTGAATTTCAAGACGGACCTTTCCTTGAAGCTGATTATATCCTTGGGCTATATGATGATTGGCATGATACGAGCGAATGGCCAACTGCTACAGATAGCACAGATGTAATAATGCAAGCTATCAAAAAGCAAGAAGACCCAGAAGATAAAAAAGGCATAATTGGTGTTTTCTGTCGTACTTATACTATACAAGAAGCTATTGAGACTTTTCTTTCAGATGTATATACACCAGCTGGAGAAGGGCGATATACGTATATAAATGGCTCTACAGCTGCGGGCTTAATAGTCTATGATGATAAATTTGCATATTCTCATCATGGAACAGACCCTGCTGGAGGTAGACTATGTAATGCATTTGACTTAGTTCGCATACATAAATTTGGCCATTTAGATACAGGCAAAGAAAAAGAAGACAAAGATAAAAAGAGCTTTAAGGCAATGGAAGAATTTGCCTCTAAGGACTCTACAACAAAAAAGCATATTGCTGAAGAAAAGTTTGCTGAAGCTAAATTCGAGTTTGCAGAAGAAGCAAAAGCAGAAGTTCCTGAAGAATATGATACTTCATGGACAGAAGAGCTTGACGCTAATACAAAAGGCGAATATGATAATTCTGCCAATAATTTGAATATAATAATTCAGCATGACCAATTCTTAAAAGATGTATTTAAGCTAAACATTTTTGATAATAAAAGATATGTTACACGTTCGTTACCATGGCGTAAAGTCGATACTGTGGAGCCTCTTCGTGATGTTGACTATTCTGGTGTTCGTAATTACATTGAGTGTGTTTATGGCATTGTGTCAAGTCAAAAAGTGGACGACGCGCTTGCGCTTGAATTTGAAAAGAAAAAGTTCCATCCGATAAGAGAGTATATATGTGCTCAAAAGTGGGATGGCATACCGAGAGTTAATACATTATTGATTGATTATTTTGGAGCAGAAGATAACGCTTATACTAGAGCCGCCATTAGGAAGACGTTGGTGGCGGCTGTTGCGAGGGTATTCGAGCCAGGTATTAAGTTCGACACAGCACTTATACTTGTCGGAGAACAGGGAACGTATAAAAGTACTTTCGTTAAAAAGCTCGGCATGGAATGGTTCTCAGATACATTCACGACTGTGCAGGGCAAGGAGTCATTTGAACAGATACAAGGGGCGTGGCTGATTGAAATGGCAGAGCTTTCAGGCCTTAAGAAAGCAGAAGTAGAGTCAATAAAGCACTACATATCAAAAAGAGAAGATATGTTCAGGCCGGCGTATGGTAGAACAGTAGAAACATATAAAAGGCAATGCGTATTTTTTGGTACTACTAACAACAAAGATTTCTTACGTGACCCGACAGGAAATAGACGATTTATGCCTATAGACGTAAGGCCAGAATATGCTACAAAGTCTGTAAATGATGACCTTACACAAGATGAAATAAATCAAATATGGGCTGAAGCATATCAACTATATTTGGCAAAAGAGCCTTTATACCTCGTTGGTGATGAAGATATAATTGCTAAGATTGAGCAACATAAACACTCAGAAGCAGATGAGCGAAAAGGTATTATTGAAGAATATCTTAATACTAAATTTCCAGATGATTGGGATAAAATGGACCTGTACGACAGAAGACGTTGGCTTGAAGACCCGTTGTCTAAAAACGGTACAGTACAAAAAGACTTTGTATGCATCGCTGAAATATGGTGTGAGTGCCTTGGTAAAGAAAAGAATGATATGTCTAGATATAATACAAGAGAGATTAATGAAATTCTTAGGTCAATGCCTGAATGGGAAGCTATAGCATCCACTAAGAACTTTCCTTTATATGGTAAACAGAAATACTATAAACGTAAAGATAGCTTATTATGATAGCAAATTTTTATAAGAAAAACGGTATAGAAGCTCGTAATTACAAGCTAATTGCTTCTAAGAATATAGATTGCATTCCACAAAAAGGAAACCTTATTGTATTCTCTGGGCAATTGTTCGTAATAGACAAAATATGCTTTGATATAGATAAGTGTGAATATAATCTTTATATTGTAAGAGTATGATTATTAAGCAATATATAGTAGAGTGTGATAAGTGCGGCAAGCTGATTGGTATTTATAACCATTATAAGCCAAGCTTAAAACAATTACGCAAATGCTGTGGAATTGTTATAATAAATAATAGTACGCCACGGCTAATATGTAAAGATTGTATAAAGCATGATGATAGACAGTGAAAAAGTTATAGAGCGCAAATTGGCCGAGCTTGTTAAAATAAACGGTGGTATGTGCATAAAACTGCTGTGTGACCAACTTATAGGCTTACCAGATAGAATGTGCTTATTTCCGGGCCATAAAATAGTTTTTGTGGAATTAAAAACAACTGGACGAAAGCCTAAACGCATACAGGCATATATGCACAATAAGCTTAGAGCTTTGGGTTTTAGAGTTGAAGTAATAGATACGATAAAAGGCGTTGAACAATTTATAGATAGTATAATTTATGATAAGTAACATAGTTGCATTTATAATAGGTGCTTTGTTTGGTTTAGCTATATTTAACAGTAACAAAAGATGAAAGAAACAGATTTACATAAATACCAATTAGCTTGCGTGCAGCATATAATCGAGCATCCATTTTGCGGTGTATTTGTAGATATGGGCCTTGGCAAAACCATATCAACTCTTACTGCTATAAATTATTTGATGTTTGATTATTGTGAAGTTAATTCTGTATTAGTTATAGCTCCAAAACGAGTGGCTGAGTCAGTTTGGCAAGAAGAAGCAGAGAAATGGGAACATACAAAGCATTTGCGCTTTTCTAAGATTATAGGTACTGCTAAACAGCGAATAGCAGCTGTTATGGAAACAAAAGCTGATATTTATATCATATCAAGAGATAATGTTGCATGGCTTTGTGCTTTATATGGCGGAGGCAAATTACCTTTTGATATGGTAGTAGTCGATGAGCTTAGCAGTTTTAAGTCTTATAAATCAGAGCGTTTTAAGGCATTACGCGGCGCAAGACCTTATCTTAAAAGGTTAGTAGGACTAACTGGTACACCCGCTCCAAATGGACTTATTGATTTGTGGCCTCAAATATATCTTATGGATAGAGGCGAGCGCCTTGAAAAGACAATATCCAGATATAGAGAAAGGTATTTTCGGCCAGGTCAAACGAATGGTCATGTCGTATATTCATACGATTTGATGAGTGACTCAGAATATCTAATACATAAGAAAATAGAGGATATTTGCATAAGCATGAAAGCCGATGATTATCTTGAAATGCCGTTTAGGACAGATAACTATATAAAGCTTAGAATGCCTGAAGCTCTAAAGAAGCAATACGATGACTTTGAAAAGAATAAAGTGCTTGACTTAATAAGTGCTGCTGAAACGATTGAGCAAGAAGACGAAAATGGCAATTCAGTATTTGTTGAAAAGCCTGTGGAAGTAAACGTAGTCAATGCCGCTGCCCTTTCAAATAAATTACTTCAATTTGCTAATGGAGCTATATATGATGAAGAAAGAAGTGTGTTTCCAATTCATGATATTAAGCTTGAAGCTCTTAAGGAGATAATTGAAGATGCAAATGGCCAATCTGTGCTTGTAGCATGGACCTATCAATTCGATAGGGATAGAATCGTGGAATATCTTAAAAAATATAAGCCAAGAGAGCTTAAAAATAATAAAGATATTGAAGACTGGAATGCTGGCAAAATACAAGTTATGTTGGCGCATCCAGCATCAGCAGGCCATGGACTTAATCTTCAAGCAGGAGGTAGCATAATAGTTTGGTTTGGGCAAACATGGAGTCTTGAATTATATCAGCAGTTTAATGCTCGATTATATCGACAAGGACAGCAAAATCATGTCGTTATAAATCATTTGATATTGCAAGGCACTCATGATGAAGACGTAATCAGAGCACTTAAAGCAAAAGATAAAAAGCAAAATGCCTTAATGAATAGCATAAAAGCAAAAATTGACAAATATAAAAAATATATGTAATATGGGACGTAATGGAAAACAAGCTCCGGTATTTCCAGAAATGGTAAAATTTGTAAATGACAATGTTGGTAAGGTTGTCAGCTCGAGCGAAATTCTACTTGGCAAAGAGCCAGGTAGAAACTCAGAAACCGCATATCTTTATAAGTTTGTAAAACTTGGGTATGTAGAGCCTGTAGGCGATAATAGCTTTGTTAAAGACAAAACAGCAAGCTTTAAGGTGATAAAAGAATTTCCTAAACATTACAATTCTGTTATGTTTATGGATGAACTGAGAGTGGCAAATGGGTATATACCAGATAATCGTAAACGTAAAGTATATTGATATGAAAGCAACAGATGTACAAATAGGTGGTAGCCATTATAAAGATATGGCTATGCAACCAATAGAGCTTATAACTGCTTTAAGATGCTCTTTTATACAAGGATGCATTATAAAATATATTAGTAGGTATAGAGCTAAAAATGGAGCGCAGGATATAAAGAAATGTATTCATTATGCTCAGTTAGCTATTCAGTTAGGAGATAAAAGAAGATGCAATGATAAAGCTCTCTCTCTTAACATAAATAAGTTTATTATTAAAAATAAGCTAACGATACTTCAGCGGAAAATTATTACTCAAACTGCGTATAATAACTATGAGCAAGTTATTCAATTTTGCAAAGAATTACTGCAAATAGAATATCCAGAAGAGTAATAAAATCTGGCCAAGTTAAGAAGTGTTAAGTGAGTGCATTTTATAATGAAAAAATTTTCTATTCTCGGAGAAAATTAGTATATTTGCATATCTAAATAAAGATAATAAAATGGACAAGAAAAGAACCTTTCAGCAAATAGCCAAAGATATAAAGTCAACATGGCTTAATGTATATTTTGGTGCGGTGCCTTATTTAGAGGCAATGTTAACACTTGACACTTCAGACCCGAATGCTATGTATCTTTATGATACCGCAGGAGATATTGTTAGATACTTTTTAGCGAATGCACAAACATTTAGAGGAGCTGATGCAAAAAGATTAAAAGCAGAACTTAAAAATTTAGTAGTGTAATGAAGAAAATAATTATCGGACTATGTGTTATCATAGTAATACAAGCTTTATGTATTGTCTATATGAATAGTGCTATAGGCCAAAATACTAAGCATATAGAAGCTTTAGAACAATATACAAAAGCTCAAATATATAAGAAAGATGCACAGCTTTATCTTATGAATTCTCAATGGAACAACCCAGAAGTTCATAAGCTATTGGCCGACTCTTGTAAAATGGATTGTATTAATTATAAAAACGGTAAATAATCATGGCTAACATCTTAGAACAAGCAAACAAGATTGTAAATGAACGCTCAGAGGAAAAAGAGCGTCAATATGGGCCATTCCAGGCATCAATGGAAAGAGCAGCAGCTCTTTATAACTTGATGTCGCCTAAAGACCAGCAAATAACAACTGCTGGTATGTATAGAGCTATGATAGCTCTTAAGCTATCACGTGAGGCATATAGCCACAAAGAAGATAACTTGCTTGATGCAGTTGCTTATATGGGCGCATTAAATAATTACCTTGAACTTAATAACTCAAAATGATATGACACAGAAAACAGATTTTGAAGATATAAAAGCTGAAATTCTTAATCGTGCTAAAGCAGCTAAAGCATGTACTGAGCAATACAGCCGAGCGTATAAATCTGAAACACTTCAAGAATTATGCAGCGTTATTAAAGACAATTTTAATTGGTGCTTTAACAACAAAGTTATTACTTCTAACTTGCTAATGCAATATCGTGAGGATTTTGCTCAAAATGATATATTTATCAACATTTCGGTTCGGTCTGGGTTTCTTTTGTGCGACAATGCCACAGTAGAAGCATGCGGTAATGCCACAGTAGAAGCATGGGATAATGCCACAGTAGAAGCATGTGGTAATGCCACAGTGAAAGCATGCGGTAATGCCACAGTGAAAGCATGGGACAATGTCACAGTAGAAGCATGGGGTAATGCCACAGTGAAAGCATGCGGTAATGCCACAGTAGAAGCATGGGGTAATGCCACAGTGAAAGCATGCGGTAATGCCACAGTGAAAGCATGGGACAATGCCACAGTAGAAGCATGGGGTAATGCCACAGTAGAAGCATGCGGTAATGCCACAGTGAAAGCATGCGGTAATGCCACAGTAGAAGCATGGGATAATGCCACAGTAGAAGCATGCGGTAATGCCACAGTAGAAGCACGCGGTAATGCCACAGTAGAAGCACGCGGTAATGCCACAGTGAAAGCATGGGGTAATGCCACAGTGAAAGCATGGGACAATGTAACAGTAGAAGCATGGGGTAATGCCACAGTAGAAGCATGGGATAATGTCTATTGTACTTCACACTGTATTATAGAATGCAAATTATCTAACAATGCTATTTATAGAGTAAAAAGCACAAATACTGTGTATTATTCATCTGACAACATAAATTTTATTAAACAATAATTATGGCAAAAGTGTATAACACAACAGACCTCAGACCTGACCAGGCCTTTGAGCGTCACGTATTCCACAGAGACCAATTTGCGCATTATCTGCGATGGACTCATATCTTGAAAGAAGCCAAAATTGGCGAGTCCATTGTTGATTTTGGCTGTGGAGCTGCTAACTTGCTTGAGGTATTATACAGAAACAAGTTTAAGCAGAAAGAATATATCGGTATCGATATTCGCGAAAAAACAATTCAAGAAGCAGCTGAGAAGTATGCCAATGTACCTTGGGCTCATTTCTATGTTGCTGACCTTGTTAAAAACTACATGGATTTCAGCAAGTTTAATGCTGACAAAGTCTGTGCTTTTGAAGTGCTCGAGCATGTTGGCAAACAGAATGCAGATGCATTTTTGGAGAACTTTAAGGCTTGTGGCAATAATAACGCTACTTATTACCTTTCAACTCCAAACTATGACCCATCTGTAGGAGCAGCTGGTAATCATACTTATGACTCAGGTGATGGTCGCGGAGTTGATGTGCAAGAGTTTGACCATTGGGAACTCGAAGGCATATTGTTGAAGCATTTCAGCATAGTAAAGAAGTTCGGTACATTTGCTTCAGCTAAAGACTATAAGCCACTGATGAACGATTGGCAACAGAAAATGTTTGATGCTCTTAAAGAGTATTATGACTCAAACCTCATTGCCAATATCATGGCTCCTATGTTCCCAGATGCTTCACGTAATACTCTTTGGGTATTAAAGCGTAAGCCGGGAGATGTAAAAGTTGCTCCTAAAGCCACTGAGCAACCAAGTTTATTCGATGACGATTTAATGTAACAGATATGTTGAACTTAATTGCTAATTTGGCATCATTATGAAAAGTTTAATTTCAGTAACTCCAAGAGAGTTTAAGCGCAACTTCAATGAAGTAATGGAAATGTGCACAGATATGTGCATGACAACCAATCAGGAGATTATTATCACTGTTCCTACGAGCAGAAAGTCAAATACTCATGCAGAAATAGCCAAGCTTATTCCTGTAGAAGGAGGTATTAAGTATGAGTACAATAAAGAACTTATGGATAAGCATGGCATTAACGCTTCTAATCCTAAGCTTTCAAAAATTGGAGCTATCATGGCTGATGCTTTTGAAAAAGAAGGAGTTTACAGCCTTATAAGTCCAGAAGTTGAACATAGACTTGCTAGAGCTGTAGAAACAGCAGCTAAGGAACTTGTTAAAATGATGTAGTCATGAAATTTGCAAAAATAAGAAATGTAAAGTCCCCTGTTCGTGGGACTGGTAAAGCAGCAGGAATTGATTTTTTCGTTCCTAACTTTGGCAGTAACAAAAGCTTTATTGTAAATCCAGGAACTGATGTTTTGATACCATCAGGTATTAAGATGGAAATTCCAGAAGGATATATGCTTATGGCAGCTGATAAATCAGGAGTTGTAACTTCTAAATGGGCTTGCCTTGGAGCCGGTAGAACACCGAAAGCAGAAGCATTTGAAAGCATCGTTATCCTCGGAGCTAAGATTGTAGATGAAGATTACCAAGGTGAAATTCATATACATGTTGTTAATGTCGGTAAAGCCAAGGTCCACATTAAGCCAGGTATGAAAATAGCACAATTTATTCTTGTGCCTGTATCGTATGAAGGCCTTGAAGAAGTTTCTGAGTCAGAGCTTTTCAGCCGTTCATCCGAGCGTGGTGATGGAGCACTCGGGTCTACTGGGTCATACTAAAAATAACTAAATTGAAATTAATTATGAAAGCAATTGGAATTAAAATGGTTGACTTACAATCAATGACAGCTAATGAAGCTATAGAAAAAGGTTATAAAACCAATAATTACACTGGTGAAGAAAAAGGTTATGAAGTAACTTATCCAGATGGCTATAAATCTTGGTCGCCAAAAGCTGTTGCTGATAAGGCTTATTTTAAATTAGCTGATGAACACGGTGAAACAATTAAGCAAGAAGACATTGAAAGGTTTATTGCTAAAGAGAGCGTCACAACAGCTGGAAGTAAAAATACGGTAGTTACTCTTACTACAATTACTGGTTTTGAAGCCAATTGTATTTCTTCATGCATAAAACCAGAAAATTATGATGCTAATATAGGCAAAAAGTTTGCTAGACCACATGCGGTAGACCAAATTTGGGCTGGCTTAGGATTCGTTCTTCAGTGGGCAAAATATGGACTAACATTCAACGAATAATCAATTTATTCACTATTCTCGCGCGCGATATTGCACTTTAAGTATGAAGCAAAAGATTTATATTCAGAAAAACAGGTGGGCTCTAGGACCGCGCGAGAATATAACTTTAAAGATTATGGCAGAAATTCCTCAAATAATTAATACAAGCCAGTTTCTTAGGTTCGCAGCTGTATATGCTAACAAGTTCAAAGCGAATAAAGGATATGGCAGATGGCTTGCAGAGTACGAGCACATGGATAAAGCCGATATGTTTAAACCAGAAAATATAAGAGAACAGTATATAAAAATACTCAATGGCACGAGCCGGTTATCTTATATATACTGGGATGCTGTACATTATATTTGTATACAAGCTCTTGATGCTGCTAAGGCTTTTGCTTCTGCAAACTCATTTGATGTTAGAGTTATAACTGGCGAAATTGCAGTAAATGATGACGATGAAGAACTTACAGGCTTATCTATGGAAGAAGCAATAAGTATTTGCAATGCCATGAATGAGGAAGCTGAAGAGTTGTTGTTTAGAGTTTATAACAGTAATACTAATAAGTTGATAGCATGACAGACAAAGAAAAAATAGCAGATGCTGCGAATAATGTGGAGAATAAATATATAAAAAATATACCTGAAAACTTTTGGTTTCTCAGATTTTTAGACCAATATATGCAAGGTCATAAAGGCTTTATAGCTGGTGGTTGTTTTAAGAACATTCTCTCAAGAGAAAAAGTGAAAGATGTAGATATTTTCTTTCACAATCAATCTGATTTTGATGAGGCTGTTGCACACTTTAATAGCTTAGTTGAAGAGGGCACATGGACTTTTAAATATAGAAATAACAAGGCTTGTGCCTTTCAAGAAAAAGGCAGTTCTATGTGGGTAGAACTTATTGAATCAGTATTTGGAACGCCTGAAGATATTCTGAATAATTTCGACTTTACCATTACTAAGTTTGCATATTACAAGGAGATAGTTCCTGATAATGTGACCAGTATGCCCGCTGATGAGAGTGAAGATTTTCCTTTTGATGACAACGGTGATAAATGGCATTGGGAATATATGTTACTATATCATAGAGATTTTTTTGAGCACTTGCATCAAAAGCACTTAGTACTAGACAACAAAATTCCTTTTCCAATATCTACTTGGGAGCGCTCATATCGCTATAAGGGTTATGGCTATAACCTCTGTAGAGAATCAAAGAAAAAGTTACTTGACGCTATTAGAAATACAACACCTAAAGATGATGAGTTATCGATGTATAATATAGGAGGATGGGATTAGTATGGGAAAAATGCAATATGGAGTATTTGACTCAGTAGGTAAATTACTAAGATACTTTAATACCTACAAACAGGCTGAGACTTTTAAAATATCTCTGCAAAGATACGATTGGAGTGTTAAACAAATTTGGGTAAAATAGTTATGAACATAGCTTATAAAAATGCTACTGAGGCTTTTGAAGACCTATATGCTTTTATTATGGGCCAAGGAGTAAATACTAACGTTGGAACAAAAGCTGTTTACAATGTTGGTTTTTACTTACTTAATCCTCAGCAACGCATCATAACAACAGAATGGCGTAAATTCAGCGAACGATATGCAGAGCGCGAATATGCCTGGTATATGTCTGGAGATAGGAGTGTAGCTGAAATTAAAAAGCATGCTCCTATGTGGGATAAAATGCATGGTGGAGATAACATTGTCAATTCTAATTATGGATGGCAATGGACGCGCAATAAACAATTGGCAAAATGTATTGAACAGCTTAAAGAGAATAAAGATACTCGTCAAGCTTGGTTTACTATATTTGATGGCAAAGAAAAAGATGACTATAAGTATGATACACCTTGTACATTATCAGTCGGATTTGATATTAAGCCTCAAATAGGAACTCTTGATATGTGCGTAACTATGCGAAGCAATGATTTGGTTTATGGCTTTTGCAATGACCAATATTGCTGGACAAAGCTTCAACAATTAGTTGCGGATGAGCTCGGTGCGCCAATAGGCACTTATTACCATTTTGCGCATGATTTGCATATATATAAAAGACACTTTGATATGCAAGAAAAGTATTATAAACAACAACTTAAAAACTTATAAAAAATGAAGCTGGAAGATTTGAAAGTTATTGATATTATTCAAATGCCTCAGTTTGAAAAGCATATTGAGGCTTTGATTAAGGACTTGTACTTAACTCGTACGAAGATTATGAATGAACATCCAGGTGTTCAATTCAAAAGAGGTCCCATTGAAAGATTACAAGAGAAAAAGGTATTTGGGCCTAAAGCTCTTGCTGCTCTTTACGCGAAAGTAGTCGATAAGACTATAAATACAAGCAAATATCCTTCTACACTTAGAACTTTTATTAAAGGAATAGGTGATGAAGCTTTTCATAGAACTTATGTTGAATTAAAGCAAGCAGAAGATGAACAATCCAATAAGGGAGATAATAAAGAGTAATCTGCAGAAACTAAGCAAAGATGAGTTAGTTGATGCATTGGTCGATGTTTATATGGCATGCCCTCCGTTTAGCATAATAAGTTCAATGAGCTGTGTACAAGAAATAAAAAGCCCAATAAAAGAAGCTATAAACCAGCAAGCAAATATACAGCGCATAAATGCACAATTTGCAGAAATAAAACAACCATTAAATATATTAGAAAAATAAAAAGTTATGGAAATAACATTGCATGAGATATTAGCATTGGTTCTTTTTGGCTCAGGAATGTTTAGCTTGGGTATGAACGCAGGAAAGTATTTATATAAAAAAGGATTATGGAAATGAAAAAAGTACTTAAATTTTTATGGAGATGTGTAGGTGTACTTTATTTCCCTATATATCTATTAGCTTGGGTATTGCATAAAATAGCAAGACTCACGCTTGCGATTGCATATTTTGGATTGCTTAACAAGCAAGCTGGAAAAGATATAATCAAGTCATTATTTAAGTGGCATGGAAGATATTAAGCAATATGGAGACTTAACCGAAAAGGAACTCTTTGAATTTCTCGATGAAATTAAAAGCGATGATGAGGATATTGAAGAAGCTCAAGAAGAGGCAAGCGAAAAGATTGCCTTAGAAGAAGAGCATGTTGAATTATCTGAAGAAGAGCAGGAAAACAGAGAGATTGAAGCTAGATATGGAGATAAAATGCCATGGACAGGCTTGGGTCCAAACAATTGCCAAGGTGTAAAACTGTTTGGACCTGAGGGACAGCGCAGAGCTGCGATGGCTAGCATAGAAGCTAAAAGGAAAAAGTCTCAACGGCTTAAAGAAGACAGAATACGTATTCAGCGTGAAGCTTTCAGGCAAGAATATATACGCCTGAGTGACCCTATAGGAAATGAAAGGATTAAGCTGTTAGTTTCATCACTTGTTAAAGAACACACAAGAATGGTTGATAAATACTCAACTTATATAAACAAGCGATTAACTACTTTACTTAATCCTTTTATTCCACGTAGGTTAAGAATATGTAAAAGCTTATATCCTGACTCAATTCGTCCATGTCCTGGCTTTTTATATAAAGCGAGTGAGGAATATGGTGCTGGATTAACTTTCTGGGCGATGCCGAATATCCCATATTACTTTGCTCAAAATACAGAGCAGAAAGTTCTTATGGAGCATAAATCACCATTCTTGGTAAATGTGGACCAGTCTATAAAGTTCTATCATGAGCATCTTAAAAAAAGAGCAGACAAAGAGCTTAAATATGCTTCTTTAATATATCAAAAAGGCGTATATTCATACTTTGACCTGTTAAGGCTTAATCCATTTTGGTATGAAGTTTTATATAATGATTTGCAAAACAAGATTAAAGAAATGGTATGAAAAGTAATAACACTAAATTAGCATTGCCAAGAATTTTAATCTATCAAGATGAAGACTGTAAAATCCTGGTAGATTATTTGGTGTATAACGGCTTTCAAGTAATAACCTCAACTGAGAATGATATACTAATCAAAATCAGAGAAAAGAATTATGACTTATGCATATTAAGCCATTATAAAACAACAGATGCCTCTATGAGGCTAAAGCCATTAAAATTTTTGCGCAAATCAGGTGATAAAATACCGGTAATAATGGTATCAGACAGGGCCCGATATGAATATGTTATTGAAGCATTCGATGAAGGTGCAGATGATTACGTTATAAGGCCATATAACATTGAAGAGCTTATAAGAAGAATAAAAGCTGTTCTAAAAAGATGCGGTGTGCGAGTAAGAAGTATAGAGCCATCTTATGAGATAGGCGATTACCTGTTTAATACAGTAGATAAAATTCTTACTATAAGCAATGTAAAAACACAGCTTAATAATAAACAAAGCCAAGTTCTTGCTTTACTATGTGCCTATAAAAATGAAACATTACCTAAGAAAATACTTATGCAACAAGTATGGACTGATGATAACTACTTTAATAAACGTAGCTTAGATGTCCATATATGCATGCTGCGAAATATGCTTAAAATGGATAACCGAGTAGCTATAGAAACCATACGAGGAGTCGGTTATTCTCTCGTTATAGAAGAAGATGAAAGCTTAATGTAAAAAAAGGCAGACTACAGAAAAGTAGTCTGCCTTATATTTCTCTCGTTCACTTGTTAAGCTATGCGCTTCTTGAAATTCTTCAAAAAATACAAGCTCATTTTTCCTGTCGCAAAATCCTCATCTTGATTGCCTGTATGAAAACACTTAAGGCCATATTTATTGGTATAAACCTTAAAATCACCACGTAATTCTCTCGTCCCAGTTTGGTTATTAAACCACCACACTCTAATATGATTTGCATCAAGCCATTTTATTTGCTGCTGAATATATTTGGTAAGGTCCTCATATTCATCATAATCGGCTTGGTCTTCAACATACGGAACAAAAGTACATTCTATAAGGTCTGAGTTATCAACTGCTTTCCAATCATCTTCTATATAAAAATTATTGGAAAACATTTCAGATACCTCATTGGCTTCTTCCAAATTGTCTTCGTCTAATGGCTCTTCACCATAATACAAAAAGCAAAAAGCATCATTTGATATTTGCAAAGTCTGCTTTCTGCTGTAATCTAAAACAAAATTGCTCATTTATTCTCCCGTTCTATAGTTTCACGATATTTCTTCTCAAGCTCTGCTATTTCATCTAAAGCAGCTTGAGGCTGAACTAATTGAACAGCTGTTGGCAGTTCATTTCCTTCTTGCATTGCTTGAACTGATTGAGAGCCATCAAGCAAATTCTCTTGCTGTACCTCTTGGGTATTCTCTTGTTCATTCATTTCCATATTGCAATTATTTATTTTTGTTCAACATTTCTCTCGTTGGGCCTTGTGATATTCTCTTGTCCAATTGTGGCGGATATTCTCTCGGCCATTTCCTCTGTTAACTCCTGTACCACACTCGGAGTCCAATGTGGACAATTGCTGCATAGTCCACTGTGCACGCGGGCTACACAGCTTGTACACTCAGGCATAAGCTGTTTAATCATAATGGCCATGCGGCTTTTATGTGTTCTAGTGTGTAACATTTTTTAACAGTTTTACTTTTGTTCTTTTATAAGCTAAAGTACAAAATAATCTTGATATAAATTACTGTTTTACAGACTTTAACATAAAAATTTTTCACTGGTTTATTGCGGCTTTAATATAAAAATATAGAGCTCTAAATGCCTCGAAAATATATGAAATTTCATTATTCTCGTTCATTCTCTCCTCATTTCTTTTTATAGATTTAGTTTACTATTATTCTCAAATAAAAGTGTCCTAGAAGCCAAGAAAATGAGTCAACTTTTTAGCCATAAATTTAACAGCTATTTATATAACTGCTTGGTGGCTTAAAGCTCAGGAAAATCTATGCCTCAATTCATATTATAGACTTTATAAAAATACATTGATAGATATACTTCTTTTGGCCTCTATCGCGTCGAATTGAGTTAACCCATATTATAGTACACCTAAAGCCTAAAAGTGTTCTAGAACGCGAAAGAAGCATGTTTCTATGAGTTTACATATTTTAACATAAATCACAATAATACAAAAATAGCTGCATACTTAGATATGCAGCAAAAAAAAGAGCCGCCTCTTTCGAGACGGCTCCATGGGAGAAACGGTGTCAGGTGGCTGTGTTATGCAAGTGACTCCTCTTCGGCTGTAGTCTCAGCAGGAGCTTCGGCAGTTTCTTCATTTGCCTGACCGGCGAGATATTCATCCAGCTCCTTTTTTGCATCCTCGAGCTGCTTCTTTTTGGCTTCCAGCTCTTCCTGAGCTTTCTGCAGCTTCTCCTCTGCCTTCTTCACATTCTCCTCGCAGCGAATTACGCGGTCCTGAGGAGTAAGTGGAGTGCGGGTTGCTGCTGCCTCACGGCGCTCCAGATACTTGGCATTGAGCTGTGCGCCTTCTTCGTCGAACTCTTCGGCAATCTTAATGCCCCCGGCTTTCACAACCTTGTGCATAATCTTCGTTGCAAGCGGATTGCCCTCAATAGGAGCCGGAACTGAAATGCGGTAGAGCAAGCGCTGAGCTCGTTTGTCAGGCACGATTGCCACGATACGGCCGATTACCATTTCAATGTGCTCTTCGCCGTTTTCGTCTGTAGTACGGTATTTCTCAAATTCTACCGTTTTACCTACGTTGCCGATAACTTCGTTAACCTCTTCGGCAATTGCTTCCGGTGTCCATTCAATTTTGTCTGCCGGGTCTTTTGCTTTGCGAGCGCGGGCTTTTTTCTCCGGCTCAACAACTTCGTCCAGAATACGAACAAGATTGCTGTCATGTACCTTAACGATGCGGCGTCCGTCGTCTGTCTTGATTGCATAAAGCACCTTATTGCTGCGCTTCTCTTCAATCACTCCGGCGATATAGCCGTCAACCCATTCTACGGTGTTGAAAGGAACTGCCTGACAACGGTGGTTAACGTTCTTCTTCAGCTCTTCGGCCAGTGCATGACGGTCCTCATCGGTCATCTTTGGCTTTTTCTCAAGAGTTGCTTTGCTGCTGTTGCTCATCGGATTGACACCATTGTTCTCTTCTGCTGCTTTTATAGCTGCTTCTTCCTCAGGTGTTAACGGGTTCTCTGTGTCTTCGAACTCCTGTACAGGGTTTGCCACTTCGGATTGTGTTTCTCCTGATACTGGAGCTTGAGCTTGCTCACGAGCTGCGAGTACAGCCTCAATCTTGGCTTTATCTTCGTCACTTGCTGTTGCTAAAAGAGCATTTAACTTCTTCGTTGTCATTTGTGAAAATTTCTTTGTTGCCATAATGTTGTAAATTTTAGTTGTTATTACTTGTTTTATTTTGATATTGCAAATATAATATGTTTATTCAATTTATAAAACAGTTTTGGGAACTTTTTTCCAAGTTTTATGTTAAAAAATATCAATTGAGTTTCTTAAACGGCCCTAAGAGTCCGAGAGTACTTATATTATATCCCTCCTTGCCAAAGAATTTGAGTGCCATATTGGCCAATTTCGTTGTCCCTAAGGCATCCGAAGACGCTACTATGATAGCTACATAACCCTCATCGTTGGACACGATAGCGCAATCCGAAATGGCTTCTATGAAGTTCTCCATACTGTCCAAATTCTCTCGAGTGGCCTCAACTTCAAGCCTATAAACTGTTACAAACATTTCGTTTCTTGCCATGCTATTTAGCTTTTACGATTTTATGACTCTTGCTTACCTCTATGCTGAACACGCTGTGCCAAAGAGCAAATCGGATTGCTGTTTCTGAGCTGTTTTGTTCAGCTGCGATTGTCGGTGTCAAAAACAATGTTTCTGACTTAGTTGCTGAAAATTTCATTGTTACCATATTACTGTAAATTTTGAATTGATATATGTGCCGCTGGTGGTATCGCTCCACGCCAAAAGCCAATTCTCTTGCAGCGGCTAAGACTATTTAATGTTTTTACGTTTATTTAATTCTGTTTCAATATTATTTTTCTGCTCATCATTAGCGAATAACAACAACCTTCGAAGTACTATTGTTGTTAACTTAGAATATTCGCCCTGTTTTAATAACTCTTTATATCTTCGTTTCATATTACAATTTATTTTAATTCTCTCGGCAATATTGCCGATTGTTCCCGGCAGGAGAGTCGAACTCCTGTGCGTCCAACCCGGGGGCGAACGGCAATCCGTTTTATCGAATATTTATGCCGTTCTCGTCTACTGTAATTACCTCAACCAGCATTGCCTTGCCAGGTATTTCTCTTGTCTCGGTAATTTTCTTGCCGTCCTCTTCACGCTCTACTGTCTCCTTTTTCGGTTTGTCCTCTTTGTAGATGCAGTAGGTGTGTTCGTAGTAGCCGCGCAAATCGTCGCGTTTTGCTGCGTCCTTGATACACTCGAGGATATTTTTCTCGGCATAGTAGTGGCATTCACTGGCAAACATTCTCTCGCCGGTTATTTCCTCGTTGTCAATTCTTACTTCTCCTGTTTCCAACATACTGTTTGGAATGTTCGTCAATACGAAACGGTAATTTCTATTTACTTTCATTGCTGTAATGTTTTATTGTTATTACTTATTGTTTCTTTATCTACTGCTAAATTACTCATTTTTTCTGATACCTGAAAGTTTTTTGTGTTAAATTTTCAGCTTGGAAGTGTTAAACTTTGTAACCAGCATGTTGAGCTTAATAGCTCTTTTGTTATTGCTAAAGTACTAATTTTTTTTCTAACCGAGAAAGTTTTTGAGCAACTTTTTGTGTTAAAAATTATTAGCATCTTTAGTGAGCTCGCTTGCTCAATTCCGATATGCAAATATACAAATAATATCTGATATGCGAAACTTTTTGGATAAAAATTTTCGATAGGAATTTAAGGTGCTAAAAAAATAACATAGGAAAATTCTCAGGCTTAAGTTGTGTTAAATCAGATGGTTGTTAACCACATTTAACATTCTGGCAGTTAGCCAAGTAGCACGTACAATAAATTTCAATATGGCAAAATATAGCGAGTTAGGAAATGTTAAATTTACGTTAAGAATTGTGGCTCAATTCCTGTGTGGCTGTGAGCCGGCTCTGGCCAGAATGATTGTGGTACCAGAGTGGCTCCGTGGCTCAATCTAACATTTCCTAACCTGTTCTGAGCCTCTCAGCCATATAAACTATCATCGCAAGGATTTGAACGCGATACGGGTCACGAGATTAAGCCAAACAGGCTCATAGCTATTCAATTCATTTGTTAAAGCCTGTTAACACGCCGGCTCAGAGGCTCGCAGGCCAATTGTTAAAACATGTTGGTGCGAGTTAGGCCCCTGCCGCAGTGCCTGGGTGCCCCCCTATATATAGTATATAGAGCCATGTCCATAGGCAGAAAAATTTTTTGGCTTCAAATCATTCTCGCAAATTGGGATTCAAATCATATATAAGTATGAGCAAGGCCCAGAGGCTCATAAATTCTCATTCTCGCATACATTCTCGCAAATATCAATTTAGGCCCTTAGACTTAATAAGGAATTGGCAAAATGACATTCTCGCAAGAGAAACAATGTAAACAAAATAAACAATTGATTGTTTCTCGATAAGTGATTGATTTTCAATAAGTTAGATATATTATAAACAAAGAAACAATAATATAGTTAAATCTCTTACATATAGAATTGAAATATAATAAAAGTATATTATAATAAAATAAATAGGCTAAATATATTATAATATAAGTATAAATGACAAATAAGATAATAAGTATATAGGAATATCGTTTATTTCGTTTACGCATTCTCGCAGATAGGCTTATATCATTGAAAATCAATCACTTATAAAATTTTTCTGTAAACAATGAAATTTTTTCTTCGTTTCTGGACAGCCATTGTTTCTCAATGCCATCCAGCCTTTTAGCTGGTAAAATAACTTTTTTCATTCTCGCAGGCAAAATATATTTTAACAAAAATACTTTATTAGAAATTGTTATATTAAAAATATAATTAGTATATTTGCAAACGAAATTATATATAAAACAGATAAACATGATAACAATAGAAGGCATAAATGTCGATACAGTTTCTTCAGTCGATAAGCTGATGACAGAATGGGCTCTATTCACAGTAGAATTTGAGTATGACTGCAAAATGCTTGTATGCCATACATTCAATTATCCTGTATTTAGAGGTATCAAAAAGCTAATAGCCCATATCCTTAATAACAAGATGGAAAATCTTGAATTGAGGCGTGCACTTTTATCTAGCAAGTATATAACAGTAGATATACTTGAAGATATGAAAGGCAATATGCATGAAGGAATGTTGCTTGATGAAAAGAAAAGTATTGTGCTTAAAGAAAAATATAGGCTCATAAAAAAGTATAATACTTATTATCCATACGGGTACAATATACTTACAGACTCATCTTCAATAAGAGGAGAGCATGAATATGCCTATGCTTTATACGATGAACTTGTAAAAGAAATAGATGCTCATGCTTTATATGTCCCATCTGACCTTAAAGTAATACAAAGAGGAAGACCGGGCAAAATGGTTCATAAGTTTAACGCAAAAACCGGATTATATTTAGAAACGTATAATTCTGTAAAAGAAGCCGCCATTGCTACTAATACAAGCCCGAGTAATATAAGTGCATGTTGCAATGATAAACTAGGCCAAAAAACAACAGGAGGCTTCAAGTGGTCTTATGAAAAAGATGTAATGTTTGCAAATTAAAAAAATTGATATGAAAACAGATAAAATAGCACAGAAATTAGCAGATATACTGCCAAACAGGCCAATAGTTCCTGGAATGTCTAATCCAGACACATCCAAACTCGTAGAACAAGAGGCCACGCGCATCAAATCAAAACAAGATGCAAAGGAATTGGCTCGTATTAAGTATCTTGAAAAGCAGAAGCTTAAAAATCTTCAAGCTAAACAAGAAAAGCGTCAATCATTAGCAGAAGAACTCGGTGTGGAAGAAATACCAGATGGCCAAACTGAGCTCCAAGCCAAACGCATCGTAGAGCAGCAAAAACGAGTTGAGGCTATTGAGGCACTTGAGGCTCAGACTGTAGAGCCGCTTAAAGCGACTGAGTTAGCAGAACGCCATGACTCGGGCAAAGGCTCATATTCATCAGCTATACGCTCAGCACTTCAGTTACAAGGAGCATCAAGGCCTGAAATAACAAAGCTTCTTACTAGCCTTAATATCAATTTAAGTGTTCAGCTTACAAAGCAGGACACGGCCAATTTATTGGCTTGTTTGTTAACGTGTAACCACTCGCAGTTACAAGCCTTAATGGCTAATAAGAAAGTGCCGGTTGTAATAAAGACTATAATTAAGCGCCTTATTGAAGACGAAAAGCTAGGTAACATTGAAACTATAGAAAAATTATGGGATAGAATATTCGGCAAAGGACCTATGCAATTAAGTCTCCCAGAAGGGCAGCAGCTGCAAACTGGCATTATTCCTAACGTGCCTGTAAGTCGTGAAGCGTACATGATTATACGTGAAAACTTAATTAAATAGTAGAGATATGGCAATGAAGTCACTTAAAGAAATGCAAGAAACAGCATTAGATGCCACAAAGCCCGGAACTGTAAATCCTGTAGAAATGTTACGTCTTGAGGCTCTTACATCATTTGAAAAGTATACTAAACTAATGTTTAAATGTCAATATAAACGCTCATTTATAGTAGCAGAGCACCATAAGAAAATGTTCGAAGTATTACAAGATGTTGTAGATGGTAAAATTACTCGCCTTATAATTAATATTGCCCCACGATATGGTAAAACTGAGTTGGTTATAAAATCATTTATCTCATGGGCCTTCGCCTTGAACCCGAGGTGCAGATTTTTGCATTTGTCTTATTCAGATATACTTGTGAATGACAATTCAGATACTGTACGTAATATAATGAGTGAAGAATTATATAAAACACTCTTTCCTAATTCAGCTCTTGCATCCGAGAAAGGTTCGGCTAAGAGATGGAAAACTAAAGCAGGAGGAGAACTCTATGCAGTGTCAACACAAGGTCAGGTCACAGGCTTTGGTGCTGGAGCGGTGGATGAAGAAATAGATAAAATGGATGGAGGCAATGATATATTTGTTTTCGATGACCACACGAATGAAATGCTTAAAATGATAGATGCTAAAACCAATATATTTCAAGGCGCAATTGTAATCGATGACCCCCTGAAAGCCGATGATGCAGCATCTGACCTTATACGAGAGCGCATAAATCAACGCTTCGAAAATACAATACGTAACCGTGTTAACTCGCGTAGAACGCCTATCATTATTATAATGCAAAGATTACATGAGCATGACCTCTGTGGCTATTTGCAAGAGATAGAGCCAGATACATGGACTGTTTTATCACTTCCAGTTATACAAACAGACCCTGAGACAGGAGAAGAATATGCTCTTTGGCCAATGAAGCACAATCTTGAGGAGCTATATAAACTACGAGAGATTAACCCGGTAGTATTTGAGACGCAGTATATGCAAAATCCAATTCCTACTGAGGGCCTTATGTATCACGAGTTTAGAACATATCAAAATATAGAATTGCCATCAGGCTCTAAAGCTAATCAAAGATGGTGTTACGTTGATACAGCTGATACTGGCTCTGATTATTTATGTGCAATTTGCTTTATAAATACTCCAGAAATGCTATATGTAATTGATGTGCTATACACACAACTGCCCATGGAAAAAACTGAAGTAATGTTGGCTAAAATGCTCACAGAAAATAGTATAACAGAATGTCTGATAGAGTCCAATAATGGTGGTAGGCAGTTTGCTAGAAATGTAAAGCGTATTACAAGAGCTACTTTGCATAATTTCAAAACAGCCATAAATACTTTTACACAGACAAAAAATAAAGCTGCTCGTATTTTTTCAAATTCAGCTCTTGTTAACTCAGATGTAGCGTTTCCAGAAAATTGGGATAAAAAATGGCGTGAATTCTATAATGCTATTACAACTTATCGTAAAGATAATAAGCGAAGGGCTGCTCATGATGATGCACCAGATGCATTAACTGGAGTAGTAGAAATGAGACTTAGAAAAGCTGGAAGGAAGAAAATATCATTGAGAAATTGAGTTAAAATTTATATTCTCGCATTATTCTCGCATTCTATATACTTCTAAACATATATTTATGAACTAATCATAAGATAAGTATAAAAGTATTGCGAGAATAAAACTAAAATATTTCAGTTTAAAAAATGTTAAAGTCGATACATTTTTATATCTAATTTATTATATTTGCTGTGCGAAGAATTTTATTCTACACAAAATTTCAAGTAAATTCGATGCAAGTTAAGGGTAGCTGCTCGGTAGTATTAACATTAAAAACATAAATAATATGGGATTAAACTGTGGATGCCCTGCCGGTGCTCATATCGCCGACCTTGAGATTGCTGAATGCAAGGAGAGTATGGGGCAAGTTCAAAAAGTTGCATTCCAGCGCATCTATAAGACAGCTGGAACGAAGAACTCTGTCGCTGACCCGACTAAGAAAGCATCGTTTTCTACCTTGTTTTCTGCGGCCGATGGCACAAAAATGACAGTTTCACCTTATATTCAGGGACCTACTTCAGAGCCAGGTGCAGTTCGTACATTCGGCGGTGGTAACCAGACACTCGGAGGTATTGAGATTACAATTGGCCGTGAGCCGACAACGTTCTCTGCCACTATTTATCAGGAAAGTCAGAAGACAATTGCACAGCTGAAACAGTATATGTGCGAAGAGATTGGCGTTTGGCTGATTGATGAAAACGGCAACATTGGCTGTTTGGTAAATGACCAGGATGAGCCTACAGCATACTTCCCAATTCCTATTGGTAAGTTCTTTGTTGGCGATAAGAAGCTTGGCGGTTTTGAAGAACCGGACAGCAATACCATTGAATGGTCATTCTATCCTAACTGGAGTGATAACTTCTACATCATCAAGCGTGAAACATTGGACTTCAATCCTCTTACAGATTGGGTTAATGCCGCTTCCGCTGGAGCTTAAAACTTTCAGTTATGAGAAAGAAAAAAGAACAAACAGTAACGTTGGTTGTGCCTAAATACAATATGAGGCAGGAGTTTGGCATTCAGCATGCCGAACGATTGCTTGATATGGGCCCAGCCCTAAACGGCGGGTGGGAACTGCCTCAAGATAGTAACTATTATTACGACGAAGAAAATGGGCTTAGAGTTAAATCAGATAAAGCAAATTCTGCAAAAACCAACTAAACGTCAGGTTATTCAGAAAGCTGTAAATATGCAGCGCCGTCTTAGGTTTCATACTGAGACGAATATTGCTGTATCTGATATTAATCAGCCTACCACACTATTTCTTGACTGGGTAAAAAGCTTGCTTCCTAAGGATAAATTTAACATTTTCCTTCAGCTGTTCAAATTTCCGTTGCCTACACCTGCTGTAGTTGAGGACGTCTATAGAGAACTCGAAAGGGTTTTCTATAGTCGTAACTCATCAAGCTCATATCAGTTTACAGACTCAGAGCTTGCAGAAGACTGGTCTCAGTATAAAAAGAATAACCTCAATGAGCCAGAGGTGTGGAAGACAACTGGATGGAAGAGAATGCAGGTATCGCCAAATAGTATTTTGGTAGTAGACCTTCCTCAAGTACAAACATCTTTGCGCCCAGAACCGTATTTTTATTGGCTTGAGATTGATGCCGTAATTGATTACCAGACTTTTAGACTTGATGAAAATCAGTTTGAGTGGCTTATTTTCAAACAGCCGGAACATCGAATAGCTGTATTTGATGATACTTCTATAAGAGTATATCAGCTGAATGAGAAAAATGAAATTCAGTCACTTATTTCAGAGGCAAAGCACGATTTAGGATATTGTCCAGCTCGGTTCTTTTGGTCAACGCAACTCAACGAGAAAAATAAAGACCTTAAGAAAAATCCAATTACAAAAGAGCTGTCAAATCTTGATTGGTATTTGTTCTTCTCTATTTCGAAGCAGCATTTAGACTTGTATGCGCCTTATCCTATATATAGTGCGTATGAAGCCGATTGTAATTTTGAGAATAATGAGACTGGTGATTACTGCGATGGAGGTTTTCTACGCAATGCAAAAGGTGAGTATAAAATTCTCAATGATGGAACAGTTGAAAAGTGTCCTTGCTGTAGCGAAAAGCGTATAGCTGGTCCTGGTTCATTCTTAGAAGTTCCTATACCAAATCAATCTGAAGGTGTCGCAGATATGCGTAATCCTGTTCAGATAACTACTATCGATAAAGACTCACTTGATTATAATGTCAATGAGTGCGCAAGGCTTAAAAATGAGATTGTAATTTCTGTTGTTGGTTCAGGTGGTACTGTAAGTGAAAAAGAAGCTATCAATGAAACTCAGGTAACTGCTAACTTTGAAAGCAAAACCTCAGTTCTCAATGCCTTAAAGACCAACTTTGAATTGGCACAGAAATTTGTCGAAGATACTGTTTGCAAACTCAGGTATGGAGGCGCTTTCATATCATCTTCTGTAAACTGGGGTACAGAGTTTTACGTTTTCACAGTAACAGAGCTATATTCTAAGTACAAACAAGCAAAGGAGAATGGTGCGTCTAACTCAGAACTAGATGCTATATCGCAACAAATTCTTGAAGTTGAGTATCGTAACAATCCTTTGGTACTTCAGAGAATGCTCATCTTAAAGCAATTGGAGCCATATCCACATAAAACGCTGGATGAAGTGTTAAAATTGTATGAAAAAGAGTTATTAAATGAAAATTTGGTAAAGCTTAAAATAAATTTTAGTACTTTAGTCGAAAAATTTGAACGTGAGAACATTAACATAATTGAGTTTGCTTCAAATAAGCCAATGAGAGAAAAAATAGATATTATAAACAAAAAACTTTTGGAATATGTTACAGAAATTGGAACTTCAGCAACTACAGGCACTCAGTCTTGAGGATGTTAAGTCTTATAAGAAAAAGGTCGTAGAGCGTAAAGCAGAACTAGAAGCTGCTAAGGCTAAAGGCGGAAAAGCTTGGACAAGCGACTTACAGGAAGAGCTTGACGAGGTAGTTCTTTTCCTAGTAGATGTTGATGATGTTATCGAAGAAAAATCATCGGCATCGAAAACACAGGCTGAGAGTAATTATACTCCTAAGCCGGGTACTGAGAAGATGGTGCACTTGTCAATTGTGTGCGGTCGTAGGTTTAATCCAATGACCGGTAAAGAAGAGTCACCAGCATATACTCAAATGTTCACATTTGCAGAGTGGCAGCTTTTCAAGAAAACGTATAAAGGCCTTGGTTATACCATTATGGCGGCCTTGCATGACCCATACGGAGATGCTGCAGAGTTAGTACAAAAGTAATTAACAATAAAAACAAAGCTATATGTTAACAATTGAGATGCTACGACAAAGTTCAGCTTTAACAGGTCTTACAGATGACCAGCTGAATGCAATTGCTGAGATGTCAAGAAATGATGAGAATACCGTTATAGGTACTAAAATCGGTGCATTGCACGGTCAGTATGACACTGATATTCTTGGCATTACAGGCATTAAAAAGAAAGATGGTGAAAAAAGTTACGACTATGCTAAGCGCGTACTTGGCGAGTACAAAACTAAAGCAGAGTCTGCAAAAACAATTCAAACTCAGCTTACTGCTGCTCAGGCACAGGTTGCAGAGCTCCAGTCTAAACTTGAAAAAGGAGCTGGTGATGAAACTTTGAAGCAACAGCTGAAAGATGCTAAAGCTCAAGTAACTCAGCTTCAAACTCAGCTTCAGACAAAGGAAACTGAGTTCAATACCAAAAAGGCAGAGTTTGATAAAACTATTAAGGACACGCATGTAGATTATGCTTTTCAAGCTGCTACAGCAGGTCTTAAGTTTAAGAGTGGTATTACTGAGCCTATTCAGAAGACGCTGCTTAATGCAGCAAAAGCTGAAATTTTGGCAAAGGGTACACCTGATTTTGTAGAAGATGGTCAAGGAGGTAAGAAACTTGTTATTAGAGGAGCTGATGGAAATATCCTTAATAACCCGAAAAACAATCTTAATCCTTATACTATTTCTGAGCTTGTTATGGAAACATCTTTGAAAGATGTAATTGATGCAGGTCGAAAACAAACAGGCGGTGGTACAGGAGGTTTTCAGGGACAAGGCGGTCAAGGAGGAACATTTGATTTGACTGGAGTAAGAACTCAGCTTGAAGCAGACAAAGTAATTGAAGCTCATCTTCTTGCAAACGGCTTAACTCGTGACTCTTCAGAGTTTGGAGAAAAGCTTACAGAAATAAGAAATGAAAACAACGTGGCAACTTTGCCAATAAGATAAAAAGGCACGTCCTAAAAAGAAGAGAAATTAAAAAATGCTATTAGGCGTAAAAGGGTAATGCACCATATAGCAAAATGTTTAACAAATTAAAAACTAAAAATTATGAGCTTAGTATTAACTCGTATTCAGAACACTCTTGCTAATTCCAGATTGGATAAGTATGAGTATCGTGCAAGTAGGTACGGCGCGCTCGATGCTTTTATGGTGCAGTCGAATGACCCTACAGGTATTTTAACCCCTGAGTTGAAAGAGAAGGCCCGTACTTCTATCGGTACAACTCTTCAAACTCCAGTAATTGACTATGACGCGGATGTTACTATTGGTAATACTCGCTCTTTGACAATTGCTGATAGTGAAAACACTTCTCGATTTGTTGACATTACGTTTGCTACCTATTCATGGGGCTTTACTATTGCTCCGGCAATGTACATGAACAATGAAATTGGTATTCAGCGTGACTTTGATGCTAAGTTGATGAAGTATGCATACGCTGTAGCAAAGAAACTCGATGAAGCTGCTTTGGCTATTTTGGCTGCAGATAAAACTCAGGTTCTTAAGAACAAGCTGTTGTATGATTTTTCAACTAATGCATTGAATGCGAAGTGGACAGAGCGTGAGAACGTATTTGGCGACCTTGAGGTACTTATGGGAGCAAATGATTTCTATGGCCAGTTGCATATCATTGGCGACCCTGGAGTTGAGAGCATCATGCGTAAGCTGCAACAGCATGGCTTGTACAACGATGTAAACAAGCAGAATGAGTTTGGTAATAAGATTATTCACTTGACGAACAACCTTGCAGCAGCTGATGGTAAATACGCGCAGGGTTATGCCGTGAATGCAGGTTCGCTTGGAATGCTGTTGCGTTATGAACGTGATTGCTTGCTTGGAACTGTTTCAGGTGACGGTCATGAGTGGGGTATTGCTACTTATCCTGTGATTAACATGCCTGTTGGTACGTACTTCTATGACTCTGTAGGAGACTATAGTGCTATTGCAGGAGCTGCTACCGCTGATATGACGCGTACTCGTAAGGAACATTACGGATTTGCAGTTGATGTAGCGTTTATCACTGCTTATAACAGCGATAGAGCTACTTTGCCTAGTCCTATTCTTGCGTTTAATGTCGCTAGCGAAGGCGCTGTATATGCAACGCCTGTTGATGTTGTTAAAACAGTAGCAGCCGGTGCCTGAAGGTCATTCAATAGTGATTTCAGCAATGATTTCGCTATTGGGTAAATAGCAAATCTTTGAGTTGTTATTAGCTTTGGCAGGAGGCACTGAGGAAAATACCTTAGTGACCTCCTGTTTTTCATTAAAACATATAAAAATTATGGTTAGAGCTATAGATATACAAGAAAAATTACTCCATTTGATAGGATGGGAGCAAAATTATGACACATCAGACTTAAAAATATCTGATGCTTTAACTGTGAGCGAAAGTGGTTTATATTTTCAGCAAATTCACCCGCTGCTGACCTTGCAGAATATGTCTTGTATCGCTCCGGATTTTAAGAACATGACTTTTCCAGAATACAATTCTGAAAAGGAATATAGCAAAGGCAATGTAGTTGATTATCAAGGAACACAATATAAAGCGCTTCAAAAAGCACAAGGAAAACAGCCCGATATTGAGTCTGAGTATTGGGTTGAAACCAATTTATTTTCTGAATGGCTTGAGAGCAAAACAAAAGCAAGCATTCAAAAGGCTATTGCTAGATACTGCAATGAAAAAACGGTAGAAGGAACAAACAAGCCATTATGCGAAAGTCGTACTTTGTTTGATGGAACAGGTAGATTAGTAGATACTGTAAAGAATAAGAAAAACCTAGTTGGCTTTGAAATTGTACCAGTAAGAGCAAAAGGTGTAACCACAAAAATAAATAAAATATGCCTTCAGTTTACTAAGGCTGGAGAATATATTTTGTATCTTATGCATTCAAGCATGGATGAGCCAATTAAAACCATAAAGCTGACTAAAGTACGAGATAATAGTGCTGAATGGTTTACAGTCGATGACCTTTATTTGCCATATCAAAGTGAAGATAATGATGCAGGAGGAAGTTGGTATTTATGCTATTTTCAGTCCGAACTTCCAGAGGGAAGCCAAGCTATCAGAAAAGATAAAGACTGGTCAAAAGAGCCCTGTGGCTCATGCTCGCGTAGAGAATTACTTGCTTGGATGGCATGGTCTAAATATCTTGAAATTCATCCATTCTTCGTAAATGAAGAACTTATAAGTATAGAAGACGAAAGCTTACATTTGTGGGACGTTGAAAACAATCAATATACCTATGATAATAACTACGGATTAAACTTAGAAGTTACTGTAAGCTGTGATATTACAGACTTTATAGTTGAGCAGAGAATGATGTTTCAAGATGTCATAGCTAAGCAGGTAGCCGTAGATATGTTACGTGAATTTGCATACAACTCTAATGTAAGAACAAATAGGCATTCAATCAATGCTTCTCGACTTGATATATTATATGAGGTAGATGGTGACTCTTCTTCTATGAAAAAATCAGGTTTAAGTTATCAGCTAGATATGGCTTTCAAGGCCATTAAGCTAAGTACTTCTGGAATTGATAGAGTATGTTTGCCATGCCGAAACAATGGCATTAAATATAGAACTGTATAAGTATGGCTGTAAAACGATATAACGCGACACTCCGCAATCTGGAATATAGGTTGCGAAGTTTTAAGGATAGCTTGCCTATGCTATTAGAAGATATTGTGCGTGACAAAGAAGATGTAATAGTATCAGCTATAGCAGATGACCAGTTATATCGTCGTGGTATCAACGGTAGAGGTGAAAAGATAATGGATTATATGCCATATAAGCCTAAAACCATACAAATAAAAAAGAAAAAAGGTCAGCCTACTACAAGGGTCACATTGCGAGACACAGGTGCTTTTCACGAGTCTATGTTTGTAGTATTTGACTCAGAAGGTTTTTATGTGACCGCGAGTGATGAAAAAACACCTGAGCTTATTGAGAAATATGGTGAAGAGATTTTTCGCTTAACGGATAAAAACTTTACAAGAATAATCCGTTCACATATAAGAAAAGAGCTTGTTAAACGGTTAAAAAGAGCCATAAGACAATGAAGGAAAACTCAGTACAAATAAGATTTAAGGAAGACCCTGTATTGCTTGATAAGATATTACAGGATATGCAAAAGTCACTTATGAACAGACTTAAGTGGCTTAATTATGCATTTGGTAGAGCATATAAGCTTGTAGAACATAGGCCAGATGGTAATAAGTTTATATATCCTGCAATGTATAATGGCAACGGAGAATATGTGTCGCTTTTACCAAATGATAACTTTGGCAATTTTTCATGGTTTGATATTTATGACCCACAAAAGATTACTGAAGTAGTTCAATCATTGCCACAATACACTTTCAGCGGGGCTATTATATTCTGGTATGACCTTAGTAGCATTTATGAAGATGAAACTGTTATGCATACAGAAGAAGTAAAAGATGAAATTATGCGAGTATTAACTACTCCGGGTCTTATTACTACGACTGGTAAGCTTGCTATAAATGATATATATGAGCGCTTTGAAAATATATACAAAGGTTATTCAATAGAGAAAATCTATAATAACTATACTTATAAAGGAGAAGGTATACAAGATATTGATAAACAATTCTTCATGTACCCTTATGCAGGAATACGAATTGAATTTACTTTAACAACTAGAGAATTATGTCAACGGTATATTTTATAACAATGCTTTCGGCTTTAATATATATAGCCTTAGCAGCAGCATTTGCTATTTTGCTAATTGGAAAACTCGGTGTGCGCGATGAGATAATCACCAGAGCTCCTAAGCTTATTTCTCAATTATTCGATTGTGACTTTTGCTTAAGCTTTTGGACGTCGCTTATTCTCGCTATCATTCTCGCTATTTTCTTTAACGAGATGAGCATTATATTTATTCCTATCATATCAACCCCTATAACGCGAATTTTAATATGAAAAACCTGATAGTAAATAAAAAAGTCGTACGGGTATATGACAGCATAGATGAAATGCCCATTGTAAATTTCCAGAAGTACAATAAGTATTTGCTTATAGACTCTGGAATTGGCTCAGACGCAGATGATATTGATGCTCATATAACTCGTGTTGCCAAATTCATTAAAAGTAATAATGCCAAAAAAGCTTTGCAAGAACTGCAAAACATGAGGCAAAATATGTATATGGTGAACAATGAAATTTCACCGAGGTACTTAGCTTTTGCAGCTCTTATTCATAGCATAGACGGTGAAGAAGTTAATGATTTGTCAGACGATGGACTTAAAAACATATTGGCCAGGCTTAAAGAAATAAAGCATTCAAAGATTATAGACTTTTTGACTTGGCTTAAAAAAAAAGTAACCACCGAACTTGAAATGTACTTTCCAGGAGATTTTGTAAATCCAAAGGAAAAAGATGCATACGATAAGTTAAAGCAAAGAACACTTCTTGTGTTGGACTCTATGATAAATGACACAGATAACTCTGAACAGATAGAAACCATAGATATGATAATGCTTAATATGCATTCTCCAAAATCATACATAGGAAGTGAGTCTGTTGAAATAAAATATGATAAGCAGTTTGAAAGTACTTGCCTTTTGATAGCTCAAAAAACAAGTATGGATGCTAAAAAGATGACAGTACTTCAATTCTATAATGCTGTTGACAATATAAAACAGCAATTAGAAGCAGAAAGCAAGAGTGTTAAACGGCATAAAAGGAAATAATTATGGCTGAAGACGATAAGATAAAATATAGTGATATAATTGAGCCGGATGACTCGATTGAAAAGCTTGTCAAACAACTTGGCGAGCTCAATCAGTCATACGAGACAATGGTAAATGCTATCAGAGCAGGTGCAGATAGGATTGTGCATTCTCTTAAATCTGCTAGTGGAGCTACAAGTGAAGGACGTAAAGCTATTGATGAAGCAACAGCATCTACGTCAAGACTTGAAAGAGCTCAGAATGAGCTTAAATTAGCTTTATCTGATACAGGTAAACAGATTGCTTGGCTTAAAGCACAAACTTCAGATGCTAATAGAGCAACTGTAGAACAGCAGCGTTATATCCAGCAAGCTATATCTTCTTATGACCGTCTTAAGTCTGACCTAAAGCAAACAGTTGAGCTATATAAGTCTTTAACTGCGGCTGAAAGAGCAGATAGCGAAATGGGTCAACAGCTTTTGAATGATATTATCAACCTTAAAAATCAAATTAAGGCTCTTGATGATACCATGAAGCCGCATATTCAAACTTTATCCGAAGTTGAAAAAGCTGAGCAGAGATTGGCTTATTTGCAATCAGATGAAGGTAAGCGACTTACAGAATTAAAAAGAAAAATATCTGAGCTGACTTCTTCTAGAAGGCAGCAACAAGCTACTATTGACCCTATAGCTCAGGCACAACAGAAATTAGCTTACGCTCAATCTGAAGAAAATCAGCAATTAAAGTTATATTCGACTCAGATAAAAGAAGCAAATAGAGTTGCTCAACTTCAAGCAACAATAGCAGCTTCTGCTGAAGGGTCATATAATAGACTTTCAGCACAATATGAGCTGAATAAAATAAAGCTTAACCAAATGTCTGCTGCTCAAAGAGAAGCAGTTGATACTGGTAAAAAACTTGAAGCGGAAACAAATGAAATTTATCAGCAAATGATAAAGCTTCAAGAAGCCACAGGCAATTACAGATTATCCGTAGGACATTATCAAAGAACATGGGATGGCTTAGGAATATCTATCTCTCAGGTAGTACGAGAATTACCAGCTGCTGCTGTATCACTTAATACTTTCTTTTTAGGTATATCTAACAATATACCTATGGTTGTTGATGAAATTATTAGGCTAAGAAAACAAAATGAATTGTTGAGAGCAGAAGGTAAAGCAACAGTAAGTGTAACAGGTTCAATAGTTAAGGCTTTGTTTAGCTGGAATACTGTACTTGTTATATTGCTTACTGTATTTTCCATGTTTGGCAAACAGATTATAACATGGGTTGGTAATCTTTTCAAAGCAAAAAACGCTGTTATATCTACAACTGAGGCTCTTGATAATATAGCTAAAGAACTTGAAGATACTAATGGCAACTACGGCAATAACATTGTAAAGCTAAAGCAATTACAGCAGGAATGGAAAAATCTTGAAACTACTGCTAAAAAAGACCAGTGGATTAAAGATAACAAATCTAATTTTGACCAGCTTGGAGTATCTGTTAATAATGTAACAGATGCTGAAAATGTATTTGTAGATAATACTGAAGCTGTAATCAATGCTCTTAAATTAAGAGCTAAAGCCGCCGCTGCTCAAAAGTTAGCCGCAGATGAATATGAAAAAGCTTTAATCGCTAGAAATAAGGCAGAAACAGAAGCAGGTAAAGGCCCATCAGGTTGGGATAAATTCAAAAACCGGTGGGTACAAACAAGTTTACGAGCTACTGATGAATACGGTATGGGTCCATCTGCAGCTAATTTACAAGTAGCTGACCAGGTATCTGCAGAAGATTTTAGACAACAGAGAATTAAAGACCTCAATGATGAAGCAGATGCTGCAGAGAAAACAGGAGATGCATATTTTGATTTAGCGGCTGGATATGAAAAAGCTGCTAAAGCTCAACTTGAAGCTGCTGGCATAGAAGGAAAACATAAAACTACAAAAACGCGTACAAGAGAGCCGCGTGACTTAACTCGTACTATAAACCATAATGATATAAAAATACAAAGAGAGTACGAGGAAAGTGTAACTGAATTACTTAAAGATGAATATGCTAAAAGGCGTAAAGCTGCAGCTGACCAGGTTCAGGATGAAAATAACAAGCTTCGTGAGATGTATCGCCTTAACGAAGAATATGTTAAAAATGTAGATGGAAAATATAAAAAGCTTACTGAAGACCAGAAGAAACAAATTGATAGGCAGCAAGAGCTTATAACTAAGACTATTGCTAATAATTTACGAGCATTAGACCTTCAGTTACAACAAATTCAGAATGAGCAAAAAGTTGCTTCTTTGCAGACGCAGCGTAATACTATAAATCCTACTGATACTAGTGCAGCAACTGAAGCAGCTCAAAATCAAGAGTCTACCGTAACTACTAATGTAGTAGTTACGCGTGATGCTTCTCAGATGGAAGCCTCATTAGTAGAAGAGCGCAAACTCATGGAAGAAAATCTTGATTTGGAATATGCCTTGATACTTGATACTAATAAGAGATTATTAGAGGCAGGAGATGACCAAGCTCGTTCTGAAGAAGAAATACTTATTGAACTCAACAAGAAAAAACTTGAGCTGTGGAGTGAGTATGACCAGAAAATATTAGATGCAAGAGAGCGCGATATTGAAAATCAGCTTGAGCTTGTTAAAAAAGGCAGTGAAGATGAACTTAATCTGCTACTTCAGCAAAATGAAGTACGTAGACAATTAGCTTTAGCACAAAATGCTGCTAAACCCGCAGAACAGCAAGTAAGTACATCTGTAATAAATGCACAGTTTGATAAGTCTGCAGCTCAAACTAAAGGGTCATTCCAAATGACCAGCTTTGATGAGCAACAAGCTCTTGACGAGGCTGTATTTAATGAAGTTAAACGCAGTGAAACAGAAATAACACGATTTAAGCTTGAGCAAGAAAAAGCCAGATGGCAAGAACAGATAAGACTTGCTGAGTCTGGTGGACTTGATTGGAGTCAAGCTCAAATAGATGCTGCTAAATCTACCGTAAAAGGAATAGACCGTGAATTATCTGAGCTTGATAACTTCATAATGAATATTGGCAAAAAAGGTTTAGGAGGTACTTTACTTGAAAAGCTTGGCTTCGATGACGACCAGATAGATGCTCTTGGAGATGCAGTTAATATAGTAATTGAACAACTTCAGTCTATAATGGATGCCGAAGTTCAATTAGCAGAACAAGCTGTAGAAGCTGCAGAAAAAAGAGTAGAAGCTGCACAGAGTGCTTACGATGCAGAAGTAGAAGCAAGAAATAATGGATATGCTAATAATGTAGCAACTGCTAAAAAAGAACTTGAGCAAGAAAAGAAAAATCAGCAAGAAAAGCAGAAGCAGCTTGAAGCTGCTCAAAAGCGTCAAGAAGCATTGAATACTGTTATTCAAGCATCTTCACTTATCACTGCATCTGCTAATCTGTGGAGTTCATTCTCTTCAATTCCTATTGTCGGTCCAGCTCTTGCATTAGCCGCTATTGCCACGATGTGGACTTCATTCGCGGTAGCCAAAATTAAAGCTAAACAAGTAACAGCAAGCCAATCTGATGAATATGGAGAAGGAGGTCTTGAGTTCTTGGAAGGAGGCTCTCATGCATCAGGTGATGATATTGATTTGGGTGTAAAGAATAAGAAGAAGCATAGAATGAGAGCTGAAGGTGGAGAAGCACTTGCTATTATAAGTAAGAAGCGAACTAGGAAATACAAAAAGATACTTCCGGATGTTATTGATAGCTTCAACAAAGGAACATTCGAAGATAAGTACTTAAATGCATTTGGTAATTCTGATAGGCTAAATATTTCTCTTAATTCTAATAATAATATGGACCTCTCTAAAATTGAGGATGACGTACGAAGCATTAGAAAGCAGAATGAAACAAGGTATTATACTATGCCAGATGGAACTGTTATAATGCAACATAGAAATGTTAAACGCATAATTAAAAACTAAAAGATATGATACCTCCGAAATATAAATTCTACATATCAAAGAATGATGGTGATAAAGTAGAAGTAAGACCTCATTACAAAGAGCTTAATAAGAAATATGCAAAAGAAAGTGGCCAAGAGTTTTTTCGTATTTCACTAGATGGAAAAATAAACTTATTCGGTAGCGACTACGAAGTTGTAAGCCAATCAAGTATAGAAGACCAACTTGTTTTCATAATAGACAAGTATAATAATACTTCTAAAAAATGGGTCGAATACTATAGAGGTGAGTTCAGCAAAACTGATTGTAAATTTGACCATGATAAAAAGAAGTGTGAGCTTAAAACTACAGCCGTAGATGGATATACTGAGGTTATAAACAAATATGAAAATACTTATGACCTCATAAAGCTTGCTCCAGCTATATCAAGAATAAATCTGCATAAACGTTCTTTAATGCAGGTTTATGTAAGAGGTGCCAATTCAATATCTAATTTTTTTGGCGGCATATACTGGGAAGATGACGTAAATGAAGCAATCGACAACCATAATGACTTGATAAACAAGTATTATTTTTCTTATATAAAAGCAGGAAATGAGTTTTATATAAGAAATGCTAGCATTTCTGATGTTAATGGAGTATACGCTGGAACAAACGGATATTGGAGTAAATGGAATCCAGGTTACGCGTGCAAAATGGAATTAGTAGATGGAAGCTCTACTATGTATTGGATACGCTTATATAGAAATTCAGGTAATGTGCTATTATATCAATCAGAAAAACAGTGGGCTGTTAGTGACCCTGATAATAAATACATAGGACGTGAGGGTATTAAGATGGTAAATGTAAATAATTTAAGCGATACATTTACTATAGAGAGTCCTTTCGTATATCATATCTATAGACGTTTACTTTGTGATGTAGATACTGTAGAAGATTCAGAAGGTATAAAGAACACATATGATTTGCCATCTGATGACTTTGTCACAGACAACAGAAATTATAAAAAGTGTATTGGGCTAACAGGCGGAATGTTTTTCTGTACTTCTAGAGCAGTAGATGAGCCTACAAGATATGGTTTGAATGATTATGGGCAATATTTCACTAATGAATTTATACCAGATGAAGTCGGTATAGGTAGACCATTACCTATTAGTAGAAATTCATGGGCAAACGCATCTTTATGGTATGTATATGATAGTTTCTATGAATATTTTGAAGAAAGGTTAAGAAAACAATATACATTGAAAGATAGTTATTCTATTGGCGCAGCCATAAAGGCTATTCTCAAAAAAATAGACCCTACTCTTCAGCATGAAGCAACTGCTGAATATAGTCAATTCTTATACGGAAGTTCTAATCCATTAGGAATGAGAAGATTTTATGTATATATAACACAAAAAACTAATATACTTAAAGGAGACTATAACCAGCCAGCTCAAAAAGCGGAAGCTTCATTGGAAGAACTTATGAAAATGCTGCGCGATTGTTTTAGATGTTATTGGTA